AGCAGGAAGATAAGACCGCCAAGGATCGCGGCGAGCAAGGCACGGGGTCGGATAGTGGCAGCGCACAGCGTGGCCGCGCTCGGCGTAAAGCCGTGAAGATGGGTCTGGTTCGTCCTGGTGACGGGAAAGACCTGGATCATAGCGTTCCGATCTCCAAAGGTGGGAGCAACTCCACCAAGAACTTTCGTGTAAGATCGAAACATGCCAATCGATCTTTCCCTCGTAATTCGGACGGTTCCATGAAAGCGAACCATCCGAAAGAGTAACCCTTAATAGGTGCCCCGATGACTGATGTAATGAGTGACAGCGATCTGCTGAGGTTTCTTCTTACCGCGAAACAAGAATTCAAGAGCTGCTTGACAGAAGAAGCAAAGACCATTGCAGCTAGTTTGGCGGTGCAGATCATGCAGCTTCTGGATGGCAACTCGAATGTGGTCGTAAGTGCCGCACTCGGAATTGTCGTCGGACAATCTATTCCCATAGAGCATAATATGAAGCTCGCCTGTCTAGGCGTCATCAATGATGTTGCTCTATCAACTTCCGTATCCGTCAATACACCTCTCAACTAAGGAGTGACTATGAGCATTCACGTTATGCTTGATCTCGAAACGGCTGGTAGCTCAGCCGATGCGGCGATCCTCACCATCGGCGCGGTCAAGTTCGACGCGGAAAACTTCCGTGTGACGGACCAGTTTCATCAAGCCATTGACCCGAAAACGGCTTACCGTTACGGCGGTCGCTTCGAGCCGGATACCGTGCTCTGGTGGATGTCCTCCAAGCAGGACGAAGCGCGCAAGATGCTCATGGCCAAACTGAACGACGCCCAGGACTTCGAGGGCGTCCTGCATGGGTTCTCGGACTGGTTCGGACCGGACAGCCTCCCCGTCTGGGGCAACGGCGCGACGTTCGACAACGTGATCCTGCGGCGCGCTTACGAGCGTGTCGGCCTGCCGTGTCCGTGGAATTTCTGGCATGACCGCTGCCATCGCACGGTCAAGTCGTTCGCTCCTGACGTGAAGCCCTCACGTCGCGGGTTGCCGGAGCATGATGCTCTGGCTGACGCCAAGTGGCAGATGCTCCAGCTTGGCGATGTCTGCAAGAAACTGCGCATCAAACTTACCTGAAACTCTTCATATAAGGTGCTACCCCGATGGCTGACTTGAAATCGATGGCTGAAAGCCGCTCGACTATCCTCAATATCGATCCGGCGAAAATCCGTTTGAAGGACGGATTGAATGTTCGTGATCTGACGTTCAAGGAGAACCGTGATCATATCGACTACCTCAAGGCGTCGATCCGCGAGAACGGCTTCTTGAAGTCGCACCCTCTGACCATCTTCCAGGAGGAGGGCAACGTCTTCGTTTCCGATGGTCACTGCCGCTTGACGGCGGTCCACGAGCTTCTGGATGAAGGTGTTGAAATCGAAACGGTGCCGTGCATCCCGGAGGAGCGCGGCGTCAACGAGGTGGATCGCATCCTGCGCCAGAGCACCAGCAATTCGGGCAAGCGCTTGACGATGCTGGAAGAGGCGACCAACGTTCAACGTCTCCAGAGCTTTGGCATCTCGCTGGCCGAGATCGCGCGCCGGTTCGGCAAGTCGGCGGGCTATGTCACCCAGCTGCTGGACTTCAAGGGCGCTCCCGCCGAAGTCCACAAGATGGTCAAGGAGGGCAAAGTCTCTTCCACCTTCGCCGCCGAGACCATGCGTGACCATAAGGGCAAGGGCGTTGACATCCTGAAGGATGCGGTGTCCAAGGCCGAAGCGCGCGGCGCGACGAAGGCCACCAAGAAGGATAGCGTGATCCACACGCCCAAGCCGAAAATCCGGGAAATTGTGGAGCTTCTCCAGGTCTGCCGGACCAAGCTGGACGGCGTGGCCGACGCCAAGTTCCTCAAGAAGCTCGACAACATGCTGGAGTTGTTTGCGAAATGAGACGCATCTATCTCGCGTCGTCCTGGCGCAACACTCTTCAAAGCACCATGGTGGAATTCCTCCGTGGTCTTGGTCATAAAGTTTATGACTTCAAGAACCCGCCGAACGGCGTTCCTGGCTTTCAATGGAACGCCATCGGTCTTGACGCCCAGATGTGTAGCGCGGCGGAATACGTTCGCGCTATCACGACCCATCCCACGGCTGCTTTGGGTTACCAGAACGACATGCGCGCCATGGAGTGGGCTGATACGTGCGTGCTCCTCCTTCCCTGCGGGCGGTCGGCGCACCTCGAAGCTGGCTGGTTCGCTGGTCGCGGTAAGCGCCTCATTATCATGACCCAGGACGGTGAAGAGCCTGAACTTATGGCTCTCATGGCGAACCACATCGTCTGGTCCATGGATGCGCTTGAGGAGGCGTTGAAATGACGCTCCATGCCAACAATCTCTCGCCTGCAGAAGCAGAACGCCTCGCCATGCTCGCTGAAGAGTGCGGCGAGGTCGTCCAGGCAATCGGCAAAATCTTGCGACATGGCTGGGAGACAGCGTGGCGTGACAAAAACGATGATCTCCAGACTTCGAACAATCGCGCCGATCTGCTCAATGAAGTCACTGATCTCTTGACGACTGTTCACATCATGAACCTCGCCAAGGATATCCCTCCAGTCGTTATCGGCACGACGCACATCCGGCGACGGCTGCGGTATTCTCACCATCAAGAAGATGTCTTGTCGCTCATAGACAAAGCTGTCGTGGGTGATGACCCTTCAGAAGCCGTTGTGCGAAGCTGTGACACCTGCCGCCATAGGCACTTCGACATGGACGGCTTCTACTGCACACACCCTAAGGCGATGGCGCAAAGCCCTCTCTTTGGGTTATCCATGAACGCCATGGCGCGTATCGGTCTTTGTATTCAGTCCTCAGATACCGATGCGTCCACGACTTATCACCTTTGGGAACCTGTGAAATGAAGCCTCTTCCTTGGTCACCTACGGGCCTGGACACGTTCGTTAATTGTCCCTTCCAATACCACGGCAAGTTCGTGACCAAGGAGTTCAAAGAAAAAGAAGAGGACAAGTCTGAAGAACAGAAGTGGGGCATATGGGCGCATAAGCAGTTCGAGGATCGGCTTGGCGTCGGAAAGAAGCTCCCGAAGACGCTGGCTATCCACGAGCCGTATATGGCGAAGCTGGAAGCGCTTCCGGGAACCTTGTTCACTGAGCAGCAGATCGCGCTCGACAAGACCGTTTCGCCTTGCAACTTCTTTGCACACGATGTCTGGTTTCGCGCCGTCATCGATTTGACCATCGTCAACGGCTCGTCCGCTCTAGTAGTGGACTATAAAACCGGAAAGCCGCACAAGAAATTCAAGCAGCTGAAGCTGTACGCGCTCTACACATTCGCCCTCTATCCCGATGTGGATGTCGTCAAAGCGCGTTACTATTGGACGAAGGATCAAACAGAGGACGGCGAGGTATACCGCCGTGATCAAATCAACTCCTTATGGGGAGAGTTTGTTGGCGACCTGAAACAATACAAGGAAGCCTTCAAGACGAATACATGGCAGAAGCGCCCGTCCGGCCTCTGCAAAGGTTGGTGCAGCGTGACCACTTGTGACCATTGGAAGCCGAAAAGGAGCTATTGATCATGCGCGCATTAATCGTCGCGATCAGCCTGCTGGGTCTCTATGGATGCGCTCAGCCGTCGAATGATTGGTCCGACATTTCCAAAATCGAACGTCAGATGGAGAAGAGGTGATGCGGGAGAAGGTGTATAAATCCGAGAAGGATGTGAAGGCCGAAATCAAACGCATTTTCGACCGGCACGGATGGTTCTGGTGGATGCCTCCAGCCAACGGCTTTGGGAAGATCGGAATTTCCGACTTCAATGCGGTTCGCAGAGGACCGCTGTTCATGGCGGTCGAAGCGAAGTTCGGCAAGAACAAGCCGACGATCCAGCAGAAGGCGTTCCTGCAGTCTGTTCTGGAATGCAGCGGCTTCGGTTTCGTCGTGGATGAAACGACGATCTCGGTGTTCGAACTGTTCATGCAGCTGTTCGATGAAGCCGCGAGCAAGGTCATGATGGGCGCTCGCGAGAAAGGCGACATCCGCGCGGTCGGGCCGGAAATCGGCGCTCAGATGCTGAACTGCATCAGCATCCTTACCGCGCCTCTGGTGGACAAATGAGCGACGATCTTTTTCACCTCATCCCGGACGTTCAGGTCGTCCTTCGAAATCGCGGCGTCTACCGCCAAGCCAAGCTTTACCATCGTCGTAGGGCTGTCTATGCTGGCTGGGGATCGGGCTTCATCAAGCTTCTTCCCAGCGGCAATACATCGGTCCCGAATGCGTGCTACGACAAATTGCCGGAGCACGATCAGATCGTTCCGCACGCTTTCGAAATTCGCTATCTCGGTGATTGATGCTCATCCTGGAAGAGAACAAGAGTGTTGTCCTGCAGGCTGACGACCCCTTCAGCCTGCGGGCGTTAATCCCGAAATCAAAAACCATCGATGTCGAAGGTTTCAACTTCGCGGCGAAGCACGATCTTAATACGACGATCTTGCTACGTAATTTGGGTTTCGACATCCCGTCACCCATTCGGTATCAATATTCCTGGCCTGGAAAATTCAAGCCTTTTAGTCACCAGAAAGACATGGCCGAGTTTTGGACGCTTCATAGACGAGCGTTCAATCTGTCAGAACAAGGGACGATGAAAACCAACGCGGCTCTATGGGCCGCAGATTACCTCATGAAGAAAGGCTTGGTGCATAAGGCGCTGATCATCGCGCCATTGTCAACACTTCGCGTTGTATGGGTGCAGGATATCTTCGACACTTTAATGCATCGTCGTGCGTCGCTGGTGCATCATGGAGATCGAGATCGGAGATTGTCTAATCTGGAGATGGATGCTGACTTCTACATCATGAACCATGATGGGGTGAAGATCGGTCCTATCCACGAAGCTATCCGCAAGCGTAAAGATATTGACCTGATTATCGTGGATGAAGGCGATGAGTTTCGCAATGCATCCACGTCAAAATGGAAAGCCTTAAATTCCCTTCTGAAGCCGTATCATCGTCTATGGTGGCAGACAGGAACGCCTACGCCGAACGAACCCCCAGACGCTTGGGCGCAGGTGAAGATGGTTTCGCCGTCGAACGTTCCGAAATACTTCGGGCAGTTCAAACGCGAGACCATGATGCAGGTCTCGAAATTCAAGTGGGTCGCTCGCAAGGATGCGAAGGATCAAGTCTTCGCTGCGATGCAGCCCGCTATCCGGTTCAGGAAGAAAGATTGTATCGATCTTCCCCCTGTCGTTCCCGCGTTCCGGCAAGCCGAACTAACTATGGAGCAACGCAAAGCATTTAAGCGTATGAAAGATGAGATGTACATCGACTATAGGGAGCACGTAAACCTTCCGAAAAACATCATCGCTGTGAATGCTGCCGATAAAATCTCGAAGCTGCGTCAAATTCTTTGCGGTGTGATGAAAGACCCGAACACTGGGGAGTATATCTCGATAGATCACGAGCCTCGTGTAAACACTTTGCTGGAAGGTATCCGTGGAGCAGATGCAAAGGTAATTGTGATCGTACCGTTCAAAGGCATCATCAGGCATCTTGAAAAGGAAGTGAAGAAGCATTATAGTGTCGGCGTACTGAATGGTGATGTGACCGCTAGCAAGCGCTTCGAGATCATCCACAACTTCAAGAGGACATCAGACCCCCATGTTCTCTTGTGCCATCCGAAGGTGATGTCTCATGGCCTGAACCTGACGGAAGCGGATACGACGATCTTCTATGCGCCTATCTATGGTAACTCACAGTTTCAACAGGTGATCGAACGGTTCAATAGAGCAGGGCAAACGAGACGGATGACCCTCATGAAGATCGGAGCGCATCCGATGGAATGGGACATCTACCGGGATACGGATGCTGCCGTAGCCACGCAAAACTCGATTATGGCCTTGTACGAAAACTTAATGCATTCATGAGGTAACCCGATGACTGAAATCTCTGCCAAGAAGCTGGTGCGTATCCACCAGAAAATCACAGCGGCTCGCAAGGCGTTGAAGTCTCAGTTCGAGAACGAGGACAGCCGTCTCAAAGAGCAGCAGAAGGTCGTGGAAGCGGCTATGCTGGACTTCCTGAACACGACAGGCCAGAAGACTGCGAAGACTGATATCGGTCTGTTCTACTGGCAGGAAAAGATCATTCCGACCGGCGCGGACTGGGATGCACTCTTCAGATGGGTGCGTGAGGAAAACGCCTTCGACATTTTCGAACGCCGGATCAAGACCGGCTTCATCAAGGAATACATGGAGCACAACGAGGATAACCTTCCTCCAGGTGTGAACCTGTATCGCGAACGTGAAATCTGCGTTCGCAAAAGCCAGTGAGGTGATGATGTCTCAAGAAACGTATAATCCATGGGCAACCAAACAGGCGGCGGAGCCTGCTTTGGCGTTGAACCCTCCATCGCTGTCCGCCCATACCAATAATCTGGATCGGTTGGTTGCTCGACTTGCCGATCAACGGGCGAACCTTTTGAACGTCCTGGACTTCTTGCAAGGTCCGAAACCGCAAGAATGCCCTGAGCAGATGTCGGGAATTCCTTTGGGAGCGCTTCCGACTTTGGCGCATCTGCTGGATGCCGCTCACGAACTTACGAGCGACATCAGCACGCTCACATCCCAGATCACGCAGCTTCTTACGAAGGAGTAACCCACCGTGGCGAAAAATGCACTCAGCCTCTTTAACGAGAACGTTCCTGCCCATCTCCAGAAGGCGATGCAGGAAGACCCTGGCAATATCGCCGAACGCGCCTCCGTCCCGTCTCTGACCTACGGCGGCAAGGTCTTCACGATCAGCCTCGGCGGCGACAGTCAGGTGATCACCAAGCGCACCGAAGACGGCGACACGGAGCCGGTCACGTCCGCGTATTTCATCATCCTCGATTACGCTAAGCGGCGCGGTCGTGCGATGTATGAGGGCGCGTATGACCCGGATAAACCCGGTCGTCCGGTCTGCTGGTCCGACGATGGGATCACCCCCCACGAGAGCATCCGCGAGCCTCAGGCGGCCAAGTGCGCCAAGTGCCCGCAGAGCGTCAAGGGTTCGAAGATCAACGACAACGGCAAGGAAGGCTACGCCTGCGGCGAGTTTCGCATGGTCGCTGTCGTTCCGGCCAACAAACCGGACTTCGAGCCGCTGCGCCTCAAGATCGCGATCACGTCCGACTGGGATGGTCAGTCGCCGCAGAACGACGCCAAGGAGTGGTTCGCCTTCAGCAACTACGTCAACTTCTTGCGCGCCAACGGCGTCCCGAGCACCTATTATCTGACGACCAAAATCCGCTTCGATCCGAAGGCCGGATGGGTGAAACTCATCTTCCATCGCGGCGAATGGTTGGACGAGGATGCGTTCGAGACCGCCAGGGAAGCGGCCCAGTCGGAGAAGGTCCAGCAGTTGCTGTCGGGGTCGTGGTCTCCTGAAGGTGCCGATGGTCACTCTACGGAGGACGAGAAGGCCGCCAAGAAACCGGCCAAGAAGCCCGCCGTCGAAGATGATGACGATGACGACGAGGACGTGAAACCGGCCAAGAAGCCTGCAGCCAAACCCGCTGCCAAGCCCGCCGCCAAGAAGCCCGCCGTCGCCGACGATGACGACGATGATGATGACGACGAGGACGCGAAACCGGCTAAGCCCGCCGCCAAGAAACCGGCTAAGCCCGCCGTCGCCGACGATGACGAGGATGACGACGAGGACGCGAAACCGGCCAAGAAGCCTGCGGCCAAGAAACCGGCCAAGCCCGCTGTCGCCGACGATGACGACGAGGATGACGACGAGGACGCGAAACCGGCCAAGAAGCCTGCGGCCAAACCTGCCGCCAAGCCTGCGGCCAAAGGCGGCAAAACTCCTTCGGCGCTCGCTGGCGTCGTCGGTGAATGGGATGATGACGACGACGAATAATCCTTGCTGAAATTCGTCTGATCCGTAAAATGAGCGCCCCGGAAACTCTGGGGCGCTCCGTTAAAGAAAGCCGATGATCATGTCTTTCTCCCATGCCAAATATAACGATCTCATCAATCAAACCGTTGATCAAATTCGCAAACTCTCAACATTGAAAGGTGGGGAATACGCTGGAGACGTGGATCGTCTCGCGAACTTCCGCCGTAATGGTCACCAGCTGGATATCCCGATGGAAGTCTGCTGGGCAATCTATTATAACAAGCACCACGATGCTGTGATGCAATACATCCAGGACATCAAGAACGGGAAGTCCCGTGAGCGTTTAGAGCCTGTCGATGGTCGCCTGGATGACATGATCGTCTACCTGATCCTGTTCAAAGCGATGCTTATCGAACGCGGTGAAATGCGTAACGCTCTGCCTTGCGAAGAGGAATATATAGAGGCGCATCCTACCCAGAGTGGTCACGTCTGATCTGAAGGCGTGTTATGGATACGCTCGATTTTTTGCAGACAGTTTGTCCTGAGGAAGGCATCTACTGCTTCGCAGCCCCGTTCACTCCGAAGGGTTCGAAGAAGGCGATCTTTTCTCACAAGACGTTTACCAGCATCGAGAAGCTGGTAGACCACGCCGAACGTGTGTCTGATACGAAGGATTGTTTCTTCAGCATCCTGACGCTGAAGGAAACCCAGACGTGGAACCCTCGAAAGAAGAACTTCAAGACAGGCGAGTTGGGCGCATTCGAAGTGCGCTCACACTCGAATATGTCTGAGAGCAGGTGCTTTTTCCTGGATATCGACGTTGGCAAATCGACTACGGCAAAGCCGAAATACGAGACACAAGCCGCAGCCGCCAAAGCTCTCAAGAGCTTCACCAAGGACACAGAGTTACCAAGACCCACGATTGTATCGAGCGGGTACGGCCTCCACGTCTACTGGGCGCTCACGGAGGCGCTGGACGCTGATACCTGGGAGGGCTATGCGAAGCTCCTCCGCGATCTGGTCAGCGCCTATGAATTCCATGCAGACCCGTCCAGGATCATTGACCGCTCAAGCGTCCTTCGCATCCCTGGAACGATCAACCATAAGCGCAACCTATCCGCGCCGGTCGAGATCGTCTTGGAAGGCAAGGCGACCAAGACCGCAGACTTCATCCGCCTCCTCAAAGCCGCTTGCCGTAATGCGGATATCGAGGATACGGCAACTCCCAAAAAGACATTCGATACAACCATGGGGGTTGAGTACAACGGCAAGGTGCCGTCGCTGGATATGCTGACTGATAGCTGCAACCTCATGCACGCTGTCTATAAGCATGGTGGCGACTATGCCTATGAGCAGTGGCACAAGTCACTCGCGGTATTCCGTTGCGTTGAGGATGGACGTGCTGTTGCCCATGAATGGTCGGCGCGCGACTACGCCGATTATGATGCAGATGTCGTAGACGCTAAGCTGGACGATCAGGAGCTTCAAGGTGTTGGAGCAACATCCTGCGAAGTCCTGCAGGGTATTTATGGCGATGACTATTGCGACACCTGCCCCTTCTTGGGCAAGGTCAAAGGGCCGATCTCCGCAGCGCTCGCTCCGAAGGCTGTTGAACCGCCGACGATCAACGTGCAGTCCGACGAGGATGACGAGCCGGAGGAAATCAAGCTCACGCTGCCGGAAGGCTATATCCGCACAGCGGATGGACGCATATTCCAGGAGACAATCAAGGACGGCAAAATTCATCATCAGCTGGTGATGGAATACGACATCTACCCCGTCACCCATCAGGTGGATGAAGCCAACAAAACTGACCAGCACACATGGATTGCGAAACTTCCACGCGGAAAGGAACGCGAAATCCATCTGCCGAGCGCGACAATTCAGGATGGTAAAGAGCTAGCCAAAGCCCTAAGTAACCATAGCGTCTTTATCGATCCCAGCAGAAAAGAAGGGGTGCAAAAGTTCATGAGCGCCTATCTGAAATCCCTCCAGAAAGTTCTTGATGCGGAGCACCCGTACAACCACTTCGGCTGGCAGAAAAATTGTGAAAGCTTCATGATCGGTGACAAGCTGATCCTCGGCCAAGACAAGTCCAAGACGGTCACGATCAACGGCGGCGCTGCGTCAATCATGAAGGCGCACCATTTCGGATGTCGTGGAACGCTCGAAAAACAGATTGAGCTTATGAAGTTCTTCGACAAGCCCCATCTCATCAAGCACCAATACTTTATCCTTGGAGCCTTGGCGTCGGTCCTGCTCTTTATGACGAACCAGCACGGCCATGTTCTGAGCCTGTTTGGCATGGACAGCGGCTGCGGCAAATCGACCGCACTCATGGCGGGAATGTCGTTCTGGGGTCACCCAGAATTGACATCCATCAATGGCGTCAAGGGCAAGGGCATGACCGAGAAGGCGCGTGACGAATTCATGTACACGTTGCGGAACCTGCCTGTCGGCGTGGACGAGATCACGACAATCGATGAGGAGGACGCCAAGGCGCTCGCCTATAACATCTCGCAGACGACTGATCGTGGTCGCCTCAATAACAAGGGCGAACTGGTCGTCCGGCCCATCGCTGAGGGATCAATCAAAGCCGCGATCATGATGATCACGACGAACCGCAGTATGCATACGATGCTCTCCGCGAACAGTTCGACCGGATCGGCGTCGTCGCAGCGCGTGATCGAGATGAATGTTCCGGTCCAGCCGCGTCACCTCAAGAGGGCTGCTGACGAATTTATCAACGGCATCCTGGAAAACTACGGTCACATAGGCGAGGCGTTCATGCGCTTCGTTGTCGAGCACCGTGAGGTGGTGACGCAGACGGTCCGCGATATGGTCATCAAGGTGGACGAGAAGGGCAGTCTGACGCCTGCTGAACGCTTCCTCTCCGCTGACATCGCCTGCGTGCTCGTCGCCTGCAAGATATCTCACGATCTCGGCCTGCTGCCGTTCAAGTGGAAGACGATCCGCGATTACGCCATGATCGAGCTTATCCCGAAAATGCGCGGCATCATCGCAGAGGAATATCTGAACCCCACGACCTTCCTCTGCGGCCTGATCGATGATGTCCTGGAGGAGGCGGTGATCACATCGCATCTCCCCGGCAGCACCTCCGTGGATCGTTGCCCACCGAACGGCGCAATCAGCGCCCGCTATGAGCGCTCGAACAAGACCCTATGGGTCACCCTGGATCGTGTGAAGCTCCAGGCTGTTCGCAAACGTGTAGACTACAGCCACTTCGTCCAGCAACTCATGGACATGAAGCTGATCCTCGACAAGAACGTGCGGAAGACGCTGGGTGCTGGAACCGACTTCTCCGGCGCACGCGCCTACACCTACGTTATCGACATGAGCCGTCCTGAGCTTGCTGAGCAGGTTGAGGAGGCCGTGAAGAAGGCCAAAGAACGTGATCATTTGAAGGTGGTGAAATGAAGTTCCTCGTGAGATGCCGTCATAGGGCTGTGAAAAATCGGTTCTCGTATGCGCTGTACGATTACCGTCCGCGATCCAAGCTGGTCGAAACCCTGGACTTCGACATCGCCGTGTTCGAGGTTCCGCGATACCTGTCGCTCGCCGGGGCCATCGCCTACATCGAGCATTCCAGCACGCTGCCGGAGCCGGAAGTATGACGCCGGAAGAGGCTCAAGAAGCCTTGACGTGGCAAACCCCCATTCGGATCGCGCACCGTGGGGTCGTCTCTGTCGGAAGCCTGAGAAGCGTCTTCAAGTCGCAACGTGGGAAGAACTTCTGCGTTGTCGAGATCGAAAATCCTGAGAGCCGAAAGCCTCTCTTCATGATCCGAGCGATCAAAGCGATCAACATCGCATAATGAAAAAGGCGGCTACGAGGCCGCCTTTTTCTTGAGAACCGGCATCCCGCCCTTCTGCGGTGGAGCATTCCCCTCCAAGGCCATCTTGTGAGCGCCGATGGCGTTCATCACATCGATCAGCCCGCGACCCATGTGCTCAGCCGCGCCCTGGTTCAGGACGGCCTCGCCGGGAGCCAGCTTGGCGTCCACGGTATCCTTGTTCGGCTTGCCCTTGCCGGGAACCTTCGAAGTCCCTCGCGCATATTTCGGCGTGCCGTCCGGGTTCTTGTCGAGCACCGACTTCATCGTGGGAAGCGTCACGCCGTTATTCGGAGCGCTCTGCATCGGCGTGGGCAGTCCTGGGAAGCCAAGGTTCTGCGGACCGAAGGTGCGACCGTAGTTGGAGATCGCGCCTTTCAGCTGATTGATGATCCCGGCGTCGGCGGGAGCGAGATCAGCCTTAGCCTCCTCGGTCTGCTGCCCGGTCAAACCGGACTGAGCAGCCGCCTGTTGACCCAGCGCCCCATAGTAACCGGCGCGAGCCTGAGCCTCCATGGGAGCGAGACTGGTTTGCTGCTTGATCAGACCGGCCTGCGCAGCCGCCTGCTGGGCTTCAGCGCCGTAGAGGGGCGCTCGTGCCTGTTCGCCAAGGAGGGCCGCCTGAGCCTGCTGCTGAGCGGCTGTAGCGTGCTCCTCCAGGATGTTGTATTTGCGGGCGAGGGCCGCGTTCATATCAACTGCCATCGATCCAGTCCTTATGCGCTGACGCTTTCGCTGTAGCTGTTGACGCCACTATAGCTATTGCTGACGGAGCCAGCAAGGCTGGACGACAGAGCCGACGACCAGCTGGAGCTATTGGAGAAGTGGATCGCGTTGAGCGCCGCAGCACCCAGCTGGGCCGCAACCTGCGCGCCGCCCTTGGACGCTTCGACGGCGATGTTCTTGGTCTGCAGGTACATGTCGCCCTGAGCCTTCGCTGCCTGCACGCCCACCTCCGCGATCTTCTCGCTGATCTCCATCGTGGCCTGCCACTGCTTGGTCAGCACATCATTGTAGGATGCGATCCCGGTCATCTCGGCGCGATAGACTTCCGCAGCGGCCTGATTGTATTCGGACGCGGCCCGCGCCTGCTGAGCCATGCCTTCGACCGAAGCACGATAGCCATCAAGCTGCGCGGTGTACGCGCTGACCTGAGCCTTGAAGCCTTCGATCATGGCGGTCGCTTCACGCGCTCCGGCGTCAACCGTCGCGGCGTAAGCTTCCACAGAGGTTTTATAGGTGTTCTGGACGATCCCTTGCGCTTCGGTAGACGCCTTGTAACCCTCAACCTCGGCAGTGAACGCATTCACGCGGCTGGTATAAGCGCGGATTTGTTCGCCGTAGGCTTCCACGATGATCTTCTGGAGATTGGCCTGGGTCTCGATAGCGCCAAGCTCGGCCTTGTAGATATCCACGAACAGGCCCTGCGCGCGGATTTGAGCCTCGTACTGCTGGACGAGGGCCGTATCCATATCGACCTTGAGCTTTTCGCCTTCCAGCTGCGCCTTGTAAATCTCGACCTTCGTCATCGCACCGCGCATGAGCGTGTCGAAGATCGCCGCCTGCACGCGATAGCCTTCGAGCGAAGCCTTGTACGCTTCGACGTTCGCGTTGTAGACCTGGATCGCCGCCTCCGCGACAAACTTGGCGCTCTCGAACGCGCGCTGCGCGATCTGATTGGCGTAATCGATCTGCTTGCTCTCCAAGGCGACAGTCGCCTCACGCGCCTTGGTCAGGTTCTCCAGCTGCAGTTCAGCCTGCTTGACCATGATATCGCGGGAGAGACCGGCGATAGTGTTGTTCGTTTCCGTCTGGACTTTGAGGCGCGCGTCGAGATAGACGCCGGGAGGAAACGCATAGCCCAGGGCCTCCATGCGCTCCAGTTCAGCGAGAGCATCGGCCTGCTGACGGTACTCCCGCTCGCGTGCGGCATCCCACAGGGCGTCTTGAGCCTGCTTCGTAAGGGTCAGGTAGCTGCCGTCCTCAAGGGCCGCCTGGAGATCGGCGTAGAGCGATGTCAACAGCAGCGACGTATACGTGGTTCCCTCACGATAAGGGATAATGCTCGGCGCGACCGCCGTCAAGGATGGAACGCTCACGTCGAGCGTCGGAAGGCTGACGCCATCGAACGCGATGGAGTTGATCTGCATCAGGTTCGGAGCCGAAGGCAGGTTCAAGTCCAGGGTCGGGAAGACGTAATTCAGGTCAATGGCCGGAGCGTCAGGCGCAGAGCCATAATTCGCCACAGGCATCGTTCCGAAGACGAGGCTCGGCGGTGTGCCGGTAAACGGTCCCGGAAGAAGGCTACTCACGTTCGGCGGCACGCCAGTGAAAGCCCCAGGCTGAGACGGGACGGTCCACGAGACAGCCTGCAGGGTCGGAAGCGGTGCGGTGACCGGCGCAGGAGCGGACGTGATCGTGGGGAAGTTCGGATTGATCACAGGCGCGGAGAACCAGCCTGCGCGCGTCAGGTCCGTCATGAAGTTCTCAGCGATGGTCAGCATGTCGGTGCTGATCGCCGTAACCGTGTTGACATCTCCGAACTGGACCGGAGCGCCCGCAATGAAACTATTGATCGGAACATTGAAGGGTGTGGGCGTGGTCATGCCTCAATCCTACCGTGAGATCGTCATCGACGCATTGTTACCATACGCTGTAAAGCCTGACGGCGGCGTATGCTTCACCTTGTCGCCATATAGCAGATTAGCCTTCAAAGGACCAATCCGATAGCCGACAGCCGGGAAATATCTTGGACGCCCGGTCGCATAGTCATAGGGGCCGCTTGGCGTGGTCACAGGCTGCGCAGAAGCAGAGCCGCCATCCATGACAGCCGCCCATTTCGTGCCATGAGCCGGACCATCCGTTGAAGGGTTCAGCGCCACAGTCACTCCATGGCTATCTCCAGGACCATACCATGTCCCGTTTTTGCCGAACCACACATATCCAGTGCTCGTATCAGTCGCGATCATGATCACATCGCCAACGGCCAGGGTGCCTAAATCGACGCCCGTAAACTGTCCGACCATGCCCATGACTTGACCGCTTGCGCGGCGAGAACCATCGATCTTTACGTCCGATCCATCGCTGACGCCCTGGCTGACCGGGCCGCCTCCTAAGCCGCCATAATAGTTCGAGCTATTGTCGTAGAACGTCCACTGATCAACCCGGCCAATAAAGACCGGGGAGTGCGTTCCGTTCGAGAACATCTGAGCAATCGCTGGCGAGATCGTGACGGTTGTATCGAGGACCAAATCCCAGTATGCCCAGTCGAAGGTCAGCGCGTCCGACCCGACATAGAAATTGACGAAATCTCCGTACAGGATGTTATCCTTTACCGGGATGGTATACGGCGAGGTGTAGCGCACATTGCCAACCTCATAAATAGTCGTGCCGCTAGAACTATTTACCACACGATCAGGGAAGATATCGTTGCCGCTAGCGCCTGGAGACGAGACCCCACATGCATACCCTTGATACCCAGGGTAGCTCGTGTTCACAGGCGTGCCGTGCAGGACATATTCGCTCGTGTTCGTCTCGGTGACGACTGTATCGAGAGGGCCGCCGAACGTAGACGACGACAGGTAATAATAGTCCAGTGCTTGAATAGAAACATTCGGGACAGAGCCTGCCCTAGCGCCTGAGAAATAGCCGTGCGCGCTTGCAGCCCACGGCTCGAACACTGAAGGGTCAACAGCGTCAGGCTGTCCAACGCCCAGCGAGATATAGCTGCTCGGATGGGCCGCGATGAATGATAGGAAATCGCTCTGCGAGCAGGCGTGATTTACAGGAGCCATGTCGGCTTGATTGAGCGGAGGAAGCAGCCGGAATACGTTTCCGCCAGACGCAACGCCCATGGAGCCAACCGAATAGGTCACCGTGACATCCGCGATCAGCGCAGGCCGCAGAGGGTTCGCGACAAGAAATTCAGGCTCGCCCGCGACGAGGATGTAACCTGATCCTGGGGAGTAAACGCTGGGCGGCACAGTGGACTGATCGGTAGCCGACCACGCGATCATGTCGGCCTTCAGCTGCTGAGCATCGATAGCGTATCCTGTAACGCCATAGAAGCCGGGATCGATAGGGCCGCAATCGTATATCCCGCACATCCAGCCGACGCCGGTCGTCTGCTTGGCGATGAATGACGTAACGATGGTATAAATCGAACGCGCCTTCTTTCCTACAGGGTCTGTAGGTTTGATCTGGACATCACATCCAAGAGGACTGCCGTAATCCATATACAGCTGAGGGATGTCCGTAGGAGAAAAGTTCTGGAGATCATCCGGCAGATAATATGCAGGACACACGCCAATTGAGGGCGTTCCCCAGGTGCTGACATCGGTCGGGAATTTCGTCTGGTACGGCGATGCGAACCCGGACAAGAATGCCCACGGCACCAAGCTATGGCTCAGAGCCAATGGTGACTTAATCGGAACTGCCGACTGCCCATAAAACGCATCCTCCAAGACAGCGCCTGTAGGCACCTTGGAGCCTGGAAGTTCGGTGATCTCAATCTCCCAAACCTGCTTGCCGGAAAGCGGCGTCGTGAGGATCGCGTTTCCGGCGACGCCTGGGCACCACTGCGCTGGATCGGTCGTGATATCGAACCGGCTGCTGTCCTGAGAATACGTCCTGGTCGCCTGATTATATGTCGTATACGGAACATATTGAGGAGGTGCGAAAGAGTTCATGCTGATCTCGATATCCGCAATCGGTGTCGAGACCGGCGACGTGCTCTTGTACGCTTGAGACGTGCTGTCGAAATGAGATGTGGTTCCTGGAGCGCTCGGACTTGCATAGAAGTCGAAAGGATAAAACGTTCCGTTCGGAGCAAATGCCTTAAGCAGAACATCTCCGTAGGTTCCCATGCTAGGAACAGGAAAGCCTGTATAGGGTACAGAAATCTTCTTGATATTCTGGACAGACACAGTGCTCGTATCTGATCCAGCGGATGGGGTGATGACCACGCGAAGGGTCTCGACCCCATAATTGAATGTCAGTTCTGCCGTAAGCTTCGGCCACGTTGCGATCTTTCGCTGCCACTTCTGACCGAAACAGTCTCGCTCCTGCCGTGCAGCGCTCACGAACTGAGCCAGATTGGCTTGGTAACCCGCGACGATCTGCTCAGCGACAGCGTTCTGTTCCCCGACCGTGCGCGTCGCCTTCCATTCAGGGGATGCGGCGATCATATAGCTCACAGTGCATGGAACGTCTCCGGTTGACGGAAACGTTTCTCCATCCACAAGCGTTGGGCTATGAACGCTGGGCTTGAACATTACCCCACACGACGCTGAGCAACCAGAGGAATGAACGTCACGCTGTCCAGTTCGAATTCAGCCCCGTTCGTCACCAGTTCCCAGGCATACCACCTGGAGCGAAGGCCCTTGCCGAAGTTGACGCGCGTCGTGTGCATATTCTGCATCTTGAACTGGTACATATATTCCGTGCCGTTTCCGGTCACCAGCTTCAAGAAGAAGTCCTTCGCGTCATCTTTCACGCGCATACCAATGTACGCAGCTTTGAAAGAGCTATAGCGAGATTGTCCAGGGCTGAATAGACCAGAACCAATATACGCCGGAATAGACGCGCCATCATCATCCACACCGTCAAGCTCGTAAAGCCCGTCACGAGATGCAGCGATGTATTTTCTGCCCATCTTTGCAAAGCTATTAAAGACCCAGTTCTGATATTCGGTCACCGCGTTCGTGCGTGTGTTAATCGCCCAGGTCGTGTACGTGCCGTCAGGCGCGAGATAGCCTGCAGTGACGACAATATCATCCTCGATTGTATTCTCGAAGATGCCCTGAAGAACCTGCTCCTCAGTGAGATTGATACCTTCATTCATCGTGATAGACATCAGCAGCTGCGTGCCGAGACTTTCCGACAGCGCAATAGCATCCGTGTGATTGATCACAACGGTATACGTATACTGCCGAGTGTCCGTCAGGATCACATGCTCGGTGATGTCGCCGGAGAGAAGCGCGCCAAGCACGCCGCTGACCTTCACCGCGTCAGAAAGGGCCTTCAAGAAAATCGCGTTCGACGTGGCGGCATCAACAACCTTTAAGCGCTCCAGGATCGTCAGCGCCAGAACGCCCTTGACGACCTCACTGATCGTCACATGGTCGCTGATCGTCGCCTGGAACCCTACGGTCGCCAACGATTGCAGTGAAACGTGCTCGCCCTGCGTGAGATTGAATATAGCCGCTTCCGCTTCGGAAGACGTGATGCCGATGGTCTCAGCGATCTTTCCAATCGCGACCAACGCCTCACTCGGCACGCTCGTCACCGAAACCGTATCGGAAACAACCGACGAGCCTGTCTGCGACACATTGGAGCCATAGATCGTAACGGCTCCGGTCGTGGCATCCAACGAATAGTTTGTCATGAAGGTCACCTCAAAAATGGTGGCCCGCAACGCCTAAACGCTGCGGGCCGTCTCAACAGCAAGGTAGGTGCCGAACCCGCCGCAGAGATTACGAGGACGCCGCGTTGAACGTATAGGTCATCAGCAGCTGGTCGCCGTTCTGGACCGGGCGCACATTCGCGAACCGGGCCGCGCTGAACAGCACGCCAGACGTGCCGCCGATAACACTGTCCGAGATAATGAAAGCGCCGTAGAGGTTCTTCGTCGCGTTGAACGTGAAGACCGCCCGGTTCGAAGAGTTGGAGATCGATTGCGCCGACGCTGCGGAAGGCGTCCATGCCGGTCGCGTGGAACTGGTGATCGCCGTGGTCTCGGTCGAGTTGGAGGCAATCGAGGCCGCCGTATCCGCCGCAACCGGCGTATAGTTACCTTCGAAAAGGCCCATGTACCAGCTGGAATACTGCGTGTCGCCGTGCAGCGAAACACCCAGCATATAGTTGAGGCCCTGATTGACGACGATGTTGTCGATCTCGAATTCGTCAATCACCCGACCCTCTCGGATCAGTTCGCCGTAATAGCGTCCATTGCCCAGCACCTGATCAGGAACCAGAATGCCCTTCCCATTGTCCACATAGTTTTCCATCGTCAACTCCATCACGCCAGTGTTGCATCCACGCTGTCACCGATCACGAAACCGTCCACTATTTCAGACCAGCTTCCGGCCTTGACCAGTTCTGCATCAACGTAATCTCCGATGCGTGCTGACGACGCTGGAGAGCCGCCGCTATCCGCAACCGCGACATACTGGTTTATGCCATCCTGGCGTCTCCAGAGAGCCGCAGTGCGAAACTGATCCGGGAAGATAAACTTCTCCTCGGTAAGGTTATAAGCTTGACCACCGTCCTGCGCAACACAGAAGCCAGTCGTCGTCAGAAACGCGATGGAGATTTTGATCGGTGTGTCCGCATGGAGATCGATCTGAGGAGGGTTAGCAAGCTCAGCAGGGATATCCACCATCGATCCTGGGATCACAGAGCTATCCATGATGCGCTGACGCTTAAACTCCGCGATAGTCGGTCCGGTCATGAACCAGAGACCTTCGTTCGTGCCGACATAGATGCCGTCGCCAACAGTGCCGACCATCGTAATGTCGCCCTCGAACGTCCAGAACGTGCGCGTGGCGTCCACCTTGTCGTACAGATAAAGCTCTGTGGCCCACAGCGTCTTGCCGCTCGCAAGATAAATGCGACCATTGAAATACGTCATCGAAGTCGCCATCGGAGGACGCTTCAAAAGCTTGCCGCGTACCGGAGCCAAAGTTGGCGTTGGATTGACGACCGGCGACAACCACATCCCCGCGTCGTTCTGTGCTCCCCAAGGGACGACGATGTTCCCCATCACGATCTTGCCACTGTCCGTCTTGGACGAGTAATAAATCGTGTCTCCGACCTGAACCCAGCACAGCGGGTCAAGTCCTGCGGCAGGGTCAGAGCTAAGGCCGACTTTCAGAACCTCAGTCGTATAGTTCGGGTTGATAATGCACAGATTGTTGTCACGAACACCGTACACAGTGTCGTTATTCGCCAAGAACAAGCTATGAAAGTCACCAGAGATTTTCTTCTTGTAGCCCCGACGACGACGCAGCTGCCCCGCATCGTCCAGGTCAACGTTGATCGCCCGAAACAGTTCTGTCGGCTCCAGACGTTCGCGGCTCACGGTATTCCGCAAGCCGGTAAATTTGTCGAACGTCAGGTCCGGGTTCGGATCAGAGGGAGGGTTTTGGGGCATTGTGGTTCTCGATCAGAAGCTGCTGGAACTTCGGGCAACCCGCGCACGCATTGCGCTGCCAATCAATGATCCTCCGAAGAGAAATCACCTCCTTACGAAGATCGGTTACCTCCTTCGTAAGGTCTTCCACGCGCGCATCATAGCCATCCATCATCGCTTCGAACCGCTCAGTCCACGCGCGCGTCTGATCGGCATTTTCTGCATGGATAGCCTGCCGCTCCAGGAGCAGACGCTGCTTGTCCTGCTCCTCCCACTGCCGACGCTGGGTCTCCAGCTTGAGCGTCCATTCACGGTCGGACGCTTCCTTGTCGGCTTTGTTCCTCATCGACGCAGCGTGCCACGTCAAAATAGCGGCAAACAAGGGCGCTGCAGCGAGAACCCAGTTCGGAATGCCCTGCAAAAACGCCAACGGCGCAATGGGCAGCAATTGTTCAAGCAGGGTCATTCCAAATCTCGCTTACTTCTCGGTCTCGATTACGCCCTTCACAACCTCCAGCTTTTGGCGACAGTCAGCACCGGCCTTCTTCAGATCGATGATGTACTTCGCGGACTGGCGAATGGACTTCACGGAGGAGCCATCGGGTTCCCGAAGGCACTTCATTGCTGAGGGCGGCACAATATCACGCAAATACGCGCGATCAATATGCGCCGGGGCCTGAACAGTGATCGGCCCTGCAGATTGACAGCCGGACAACGCGGCCATCAAGACCACCATCCCGAAGAACATCAGGAGCATGAACCACTTCGGCGCGTTGTCGTGCGAGGTGATGGACTTCATTTCGAGCCTCGAATTGCTTTCAGAATGAGATCGGGAGCATCCGCGTCGCTGGACAGCGGCGCACTGAGGATCGTGTTGAGCGTCGTTTGATAGTTGCTCTCATTCTCAGCAGCAGCCTTCTCCTGCTTGTCGAGAGCATCCCTCAAAGTCTTCTCATTCGCAGCATCCTTGAGATGCTGCAGTTCAAGCGCATCCGTCTGCGCCTGCTGGTTTTCCTGGTTGATCTTCGCTATATCGGTATCGTATTTCGCCTTCCACGTTGTCTCGGCGGATTGATACCCAAAAGCGAAAATCTGCGACGACACGGCGACAACACCGATAGCCGCTACAGCATATTGCTTGATCGGCGACGGGACGTAGATGATCACCGCTACGATGCCAGCCACTGCCAGAATGATCCAGAGATAGCTGAAATGGCCCATCACATAGGCGATCATTGGACACCTCCAATGCATAGCCGCCGCTCGGCTTCGCGGCGACGGACCAGTCCGGGAAACACAACTCCGGCTGCGCGGTCATACTTCATGAGATCATTGCACGCTTGACGATATCGCCCCGCATTCAGATCAACCACAATGGATGACTTGCACACCTTGTAGCCGCCAATGTTGTACGCCAATGACAGCAAGGCGATGCTTTGTCCATTCGTCAAAGGAACGTGGATGCATCGATCCAGAAGATCGGCCTCCTTGCCCAAATCCTGCTGGAGGAGCTTCTTGCACTCATCCAGGCTTGCCCGATAGCCAGGAGTGACTTCAGGCCCGGTATGGCCGTAGCAGACCGTCCAAGGCTTGCCACGCGTGGCCGGATCGGGATAGGCCGTCTGCCTCAACCCTTCGAAGCCGCCGACAAGCGTCGTGGCCACAACTGCAACAGAGCCGCCTTTCACGAGGCGGCTCTTAATCGACGTGCGCTGCGGTTGATCCGTCATTCATCCACTCCAGGCTGTTTCGTGACGCGAGCGCCAACGATAGCCATGGACATGACCACCGAAGCCGCAGCGAAATAGGGTGCCGCGATCCAGTCCTGAAAAGCAGGCCATGCAGCATACAACCCGCAGATCGCTCCCCAAAAGAGCGCCATACGGATTGTCCAGAGCTTTTTGATCTTGAACCGCCAATCCTCGATAAAGTGCTTATCGCACCATCCAAGGAACCTCTCGAACTTGCTCATGAAGCACCTATGCAATCGTTTCGTTGGACTTGTTCGCCTTGATTGTCAGCTTCCCATCCATAGCGCCGACAACACCTCCCCAGCATCGGACCGTATAATCGATCTCCCCCGGAGCAGCATTGCTCGTATCCCACGAAGCAGACCAGGAACCGGGCTGCGGCTGCGTCATCTCAACCGCATACGTCGAAACCGATCCACTACGGTTCTTGTACGTCACTACAACCTCAGCGTTTGTAGGCTGATCATTCGATCCATCCGCAGCGGCGAATGCTGCTGTGAAGACGATCAGGTTCTTGCGGACAATTGATGTCATCTACATCCTCACCAATCTACCTTCACAGTAACCTTCGCAGTGTGAACCTCACTCGCCACAACATTCGACGGCTTGATATACACTCTGGTCGATATGCTGTTGTCGATAGCCACCTTAACCGAGCCAGCTTCCGAAACATGCACCGAGACCAAACATGCTTTACCATAGCCGATCACGTCTACGCCGTCGATACGCAAGGTGGCCGGAAGCGCCTGAAGAACAATCGTCCTCAAGCCTTTTTGCATACCGGCGTCAACCCCATCGATATGCACAGAATTGCTCTGAGCCTGCAAGGTATACTTCCTAGCAAGCTGTCCTGACTTCCCACTGATAACAATTTGTGCTGTCGAGGCAATAATATTCCGTAAGAATAACCATGTCGGTGTCTGAACAGGCTGAATACGCAGCCCATATGATGCTGTGTTCAACACGTACTTGCGGACACGATCAGCAGTATTCCCAACAATATTGATCGCCGCAGACAACGCCTGAAGAACATGCTTTTTAGATAGAGCCGCACTCCCGCTAGTAATATTCACCGCTCCAGGAGCAGCGTTAAGCACGCTCATCTTGGACAAGATAGCCGGGTTTCCCGTTATCACAATGCTGGACGGAGCAACCGAAAAATTGATCGGAACATACTTAGACAAATCGACATTGAAACCGACGATACTAATCGTCCCTACCGCTGTATTAAGCTGATGACCCCTCAGCCAGCTAGATGCGGCACCCGAGATATTCACCGCTGCAGAGAGCGTGACCATAATCCTCTTACGCAAGATCGCCGCTGAGCCGCCGACAAGCGTAATAGCTCCGGGTTGAGCGATGAGCACATATTTCGGTCGCGAAAGGATCGCAGACGAGGCATTGATCTGGACCGCGCCGGTCTGAGCATCAAGAAAATAGTTCGATGCTTCCAGGCGTGCATTGTTACCTGTGATCGTGATCGATCCAGGTGCAGCCTTCAGGATTTTGAACTTCGTAAGCTGTGCGTTGTTCCCGGTAATCGAGATCGTCGCAGGAAGTGCGCTGATCACATATTTCCGAAGACTGCCAGCTACCGACCCAAGGATATCGAGCGCTCCGGTCAGAGCGGTCAATCCCTTATTCACAGTCAGGATCGCGGGACTGCTATCAATCTGGATCGCGGCTGTTCCCGCCGTCAGTGCCCGCGTCCAACGCAACACTGCATTACTCGACGCGATGTTAATCGCGCCAGAAGATGCATTAAGCAACCGTCCATGAAGACCTGTGGACGTGCCACCAGTAATCGTCAGCGCACCAGCCGCTGCGTCGAGCTTATGATACCCAGCAGAGCCTACAGGGTTACCTGCGATGACGATTGATCCGGTAGATGCTTGAAGAACGTACTTCTTGGTCAGAGACGCCGAGAAGCCTGTAATCGTGATCGTCGCAGGCGCAGTCGTGAGCGTATACGAAATCGCATCGCCAATAGGTCTCGCAAGAACAAAGCGGCCTAATGAAAGGCGATCAAACATCAGACACTCCGAATAGTATCAGTATGATGTGAACGCCCAGCTTAGGCAGTCCATATAGAACGTTTTACCGCTCCAGTTACCACCGAAATTCGGGTTCATTCCAATCCCTACATGCGTAGGAACGTCTGTGAAGAAACTAGATGCTGTAAAGCTAGCACACAACATCCATGCGTCCCCATCCATGCTTACGTAAAACAGCATGTTGGTCCCATCGTAGACGGCTTTTGCCCACGCGTCATGATCGGTCCACGTCGCGCCTGTGCCGACAGAGTTCCACCAATCGTCGTTATTCCAATAGTCGAAGTTAAATCCTTGGACAGCATCCGATCCTAGCCAGAAACCTGCGCCCTTCCCAGAGGTTGAGTTTCGCAAAAACAGACCAGCCATACCCCAAGAAGCAAGGCCGAAATGCCTGCGGATACGCGCGACTGCGGACCAGCACCCTGTCGCGCCAGTCGTTGCAGCCAAAACCGCATAAGTCATCGAATTATTGTTTCCGCTCGAAAACGGAGCCGAAAGCCGCACACCTCGACTGCCGGCCATATTGGCAATCGCTCCAGCCGAAGACGACCCGCTACGAAATGTCGTGAATGTGGATGTAGTAGGCGGTGTCCAAGCGGCTTCACCCGTCTGAGATGTCCAACTCCCACTAGAACCACTTCCTGCAGGTGTTGCAGGAACCCACTTGGACGCAGACGCGCTCCACGTTGGAACCTGACCATCAGCCGGAGAGCCAGAAAAATCTCCTAGTTCGGAAAGGTTGGCGGCATGAGCAATGAACTTCCCTGAGGCGTTATCAAACCTCACGAAAGTTTTATCGATACCAGCCCCCTCCGTAATGTTGACATCTGCCAACATCGACAGCTTGAAAGATGTCGCAACATACGTAGCCTTTGCAGCATCGTATACAGGAACCTGCCCGTCCGAAGCTCCTCCTGTAGTTGCATTCGCAACCGTTCCGCCGCCCAGAATACAAATCGACATATATGCAGGACGCGTAGGTAGACCACCATTCAAGACCATCGCTGGTTTAGATGTCCAGCTGGTCGTTTGCACAACAGTTAAGGGGCAATTCTCTGCATCGGCAGTAGCCCACAAATTAGTCCACGGCGAAATCGGTGTGCAGGCTCCTGTCGTATTACCTGCGCACATTGCGGCGAGGAACAGACACGGATAATTCGTAGCAGGAAGTGAAGACGTGTCCGTATATGTTGAAACAGTCAGCAACGTATGCAATGACGTATATGTCTTTGACTGCAAAGATACAGGAGTTGTAGACGATGATGGTTGCCCTTGACTAGCAATCAGCTGAATACCGCTAGAGCCTACAATCTCCATAATAAGAATTGCGACATCACCAGGGCCTGAATTTGCCTGGGTAATCGAAAACGAATTATCCGATGCGCCTGTGCATGTCTTATGCTCGACGTACATCGAGACATACGTGCCCTCGACATTGATAGCGTCCTGCGTCCACCCGGAAGATAATGTTGGTCCTGCCCAACCTCCCGAATTTGTAGCAATAACCAGCAGCATATTCCCTGCAGCAGGCGCTGAGGGTAACGTAGCCGTTAAAGTTCCACCACCAGATACATACCCACGAGCATGTGCAGATTGACGTATTTGCGGTGTGCTTATGACATTTGTAGGCTGAACACTTCCAGGAACGTACTTACCGATTGATGCATTCCAGATCAGCGTCTGACCATCGGCAGGTGTAGCAGGAGACACATCACCCATATTCGCGATCAGCAAATCCTCTGCGGCAAACGTCAGCATAAGCTGAGCATTGCCAGAGAGGTTCAAGAGCGCATTGGTCGTGCTGGTGACCAGAGATCGCGTCATGGTCCCGCTGACCATATTCACGACGCCGGTCCCGACTTCCGTATCGGAACCGTCAATGATCACGTATCGAACTGTGTCCCCGTCCTGCACGTTCGCATTCAGGAACGAGATATGCCCGGCAACTGTGGTGCCTAAAGTGACCGTTCCGGTTCCCGTAGTCGGGATATTCACCTTCACGAGATCATAGAACTTCGTCACCACAGCCTCCGTCGAGCATTATTATTCACGCCGAAGCGTGCTCTTAGGTAACGGTAAAGACGCCGTTGGTCTGATCGAAGGTGACCTGGAACTGCTCACCCGCATTCAGCGTGATCGCGGAGCCGTAGTCGTAATAGCCCATGAGGGGTTTGCTCGACGGGGTGCTGTCGTAGAGCACCGCGTAACGGAACGGGCCGATGGAGCCGCCAGCCGCCGTCCACGCCGCAGGATTGGACAAAATCCATTTCGCGACGCCGCCCGTTTGCGTGTCCGACCCGACCGCCGCCTGATTGCCGCCAGCTGTATAGCCATTGCCCGCCGCGATCTCGGTGATGTCCGTCAGGACCGTGTTGGTCGCCGCATTCGGAGCCGTGTTCGTCAGCATGACCATGAAGGTGTCAGCCGACAAATCGTAAATCTTCTTCGTGAGGTTCAACGCCAAGCAATTGAACTTGGTGAAAGCTACTGCCGCCATCTCTATGCTCCGTGGTTAGTACGACCCTAGACGCTTTGCAATTTCCATCTCGCTCAAGCCGATCCCGAGAGGCATACCACCCATCGCTTTCGCTTGCGCCGACTTGATACGATCCTGCGAAATGAACTGCCCAAGCTTCGGCAGGATTTGATGCATCGGGTGATCCATACCATATTGCTGCGATGCTTGCATAGCGGCCTGCAACGCCTCAGGGTCTTCGTGGCTCGCCGCGATCTCCAGACGCTGCTTCAAGAAGCCGGAACGCTCAGCACGCGCTTCCTTAAGCGCCTGAGCCGTCCGGGCCTTCTCATCATATTCGGCCTTGTCAGACGGGTTCAAGCCAACAGCCCGCATAAGAATGTCAGCCTGAGACGCGTCAATCGGCAATTTCCGGCCATGCTCATCCTCATATCCGAACTGCGACATCCGCCAAGCATCTGTTGGTCCCTTCAGACCATGCGGAACCATCTTGGCAAATCCTTGCAGCGGAAGGCCATAAGCGAAATCCCTCATCCCTTCGAACCAGTTCAACCCAATACCAAAAGGCGATCCAAGAGCCGTCTTGGCCCAGTCAGGAGCGCTCTCCTCAAGCTTTCTGCGATCCGAAAGAAGCTTATTGAAGGGGGCCAAATTCTGGTCACCCAGTTCAGACGTGTCGAACCCGAGCGCTCCGGCAGGAACACCCTTCGCGACAACCTTCGCAAAATCCTTCCCGAAAACATCGGCAAGAAATTCACGATACGACGCCTCGATATCGAAGTCGTCTTTGCCAGTCAGGAAATTCGCCATATTGCTCGCGGCACCGGCAATCGCCGTCGCGAAGGGCATCCCCAACGTGCCTGCGATGACAGTCGTCGCAGCCAGATGACCGGCCAGGAACTTCCGCGCCTCAGCCTTGCCCTCAGGCGTGGCTTCGCGATCCATGAACGCTGTTGACACCTCGCGATAAAGCTTCTCAATGATGCGCGTCTGGTAACCAGTGAACGACATCATCAGCGGCGTCATTTTCCCGGCAAAGCCGTACTTGCTCGTCTGCCTGGACGTGTTCCACGATCCCCAGTCCATCATGGACTGGCTCAGAACGTCATCGATGTACGCCGCGCGTCCGCTATCCAATCCTTTGTAGAGCTTATCCGCAGCCAACACCGACAACATGCGTGAGAAGACTTCTGAGTAAATCGCGGTCGCGTTCGCGCGCTGCAGCCATTTCGTCTCAGCGCTTACCGATCCACCTTTCGCAGCCTCGCCCATCTCGCGCGTGAAGCTGTTCAGGTCGATACCACCACGATTGACCACGCCCATGATCATATCAGTCTGGGCCTTCGACATGCCTGCATCACGCAAAATCTGCGGTGTAATAACCGCATCCCACTTGTGATCGCTAGACGCCAAAACCCTCATCACCTTGAAGGCTGTTCCGGTCACAGATGCAATCGCTTTCGCCGAGTTGACAAACCCATAACGCTTGCCAAGTTCGGGAAGCAGCAGCATTGGAACCTGAGACATCTGCTCCAGCATATAAGGGATCGACGCACCGAGATAAAAGGCGTGGTTCCACGCACGGATATGATCAATGATGCCGGTATTCACGCGCCACGACCGCATCGCCTCACGCGTCATAAGCTCACGAACAACCTGCTGCATCGAAAGAGCTTTGTTCAGATCAGAACCACGCTTCGCCTCAGTGACCATGCTGTCCATACCCATCAAAGCCTTGTCCAGCTTATGCTGAGCAGCAAGGTTCGACAGGTTGTTCGCAGCGACCTGAGCACGCCAGCTGAAGTTGCGCAGCATGTCCTTATCGAAGCCCGAGATGTTCTTCCGATAGGCCATAACACGCTTCTCAGACATCTGAGGAAGCGCATCCATATACTGGCCGCGCATCTCCCTCATGATCGTCGCTTGAGCAGCGCTCAAAGCCGCAGCAGTCTCATTGTCTGCGCCCTCAGGCATCTTGAACGCCTGACTGTTGCTCGCGCGCTCCATGATGCGCTTGAGGTATCGCGGAGCAACACCCTTAACGACATCATCTGTTCCTGGAAGACCAGCCGCGATCTGCTTGTCAGGATCAAGAACCTTGGCCTTCTGAGCTTCCTCGAACAGCGCGCGAAGACGTGCAGCCTGATCGGCATTCTCAACACGCATGAACACCGTGCTCCGGTCACCAAGCGTATTGATCGCATACCGATCAAACTTGTTATCAATCAAAAACTTCTGGAACGCCGACGCTTTTTCAGCGTCAATCTTCCCATCCTTCATCGGAAGATGACCGGACACAAAGAAGTTACCATGCCGACCTTGATGGAAATATGGGGCCTGATCGATCTTCTCGATCCACTTCGACATGTCCGCTTTCAATTCGTCAAGGCTGTCCAGACCCTCAGCGCCCTCACCGGCCTTCGACGTAAGCTCATTCCGCGCCTTGGTCAAAGCATCCAGCTGCGACTTGACCACATTACGCCAATACGCCTCAGCCTCAATCGGCTTGTCGTGAACACTCGTGCCATCCCGCTGAAACGCTTCAGCAGGATGCTGTTCGAATTCCGGCAAGTGCGATGTCGCAAACTCATAGTGACCAAATTCATGGACCAGTGAAGCGATGGTCGCCAGCACATCCGCTTTATTCGATGAAATCAGCTGATGATACGCATCCGCGCCTCCAAGCTGGCGTATCTTCGAATAGTCCTTCTGAGCTTCCGCAACCATCTTGCGAAGTTCTGGCGCATCCTTATCGCTATGCAGCCACGAATGATCCTCCCAGCCACGCCGAGGATCAATGTCGTAAGAGGTATACCCCATCAGCTTCTGAATAAGATCACGCACCGCAGGCTTTTGAGCCGCGATCTGTTCAACAGACCTTCTCGCAGTCAAGCTCTTTTGATTGATACGCGCATTGATTGTATCACGATCATGGCGTGCTTGGACAGCATCCGACAGATGATCGCCACCTTCAGGCTTCACAAAATACTTCTTGAAGATATCCCTTAAGTTGGTCATCGTGCTCCAGCCGATGATCTTGTCACGGATGGTATGCTTGAGGTTAACACTGCCGACCCCTCGATCCTCCAGCGCGCGCTGAGCCATACTCAGTACGTCATCGGCCCTGCGACCAAACAAGTTCACCTGCTCGTGTACATCAGGAACCGATCCGATACGCTGAGTTTCGTCCATCGCGTTCATGCCATGCTCAATCACATCATCAAGCAAAGACCTGAAGCGCGCAGGCTGGTTAAGCATCTTGGAAATGACATCCTTGAAAGTCTCCCACAAATTCCATTTCTGGCGCGGAGACTTGATGTCAGCCAACTCCTTCTGAAACGCCTTGTTCGAGAAGGCTTCAGCAACAAACTCGTGCGTATTTTTGAAGCCATATCGGTCACCCAGACCTTTAGCTTCGAACGCTTCAACCGCCACCTTCCGCAAACCCTCAAGACGCTTGGCGATAGGTCCATTCTCATCGATAGCCCGATGCGTCGTCGCATGAACCAGTTCATGCATGACATTCGACTGAGCCTGATCCATACCGAGGAACGACGCGTGGTCGTTCTGCCGGTCGAAGAAGCCATAAGCCCCTTCCAAATCGGCCTGTTCTCCAGGCATCGTCCGCTGAGCACGCTCAAGCATCATTTCAGGCGTGTCGAACCCGATAGTCGTCTTCAGACCTTTGCGCAGCATCTGCCCCGCCAAGGCGCGCGTAAACTCATCCTCGCCATTCTGGTGAAGATAGTTCAGCACATTCTGAGCATTCCCGCCTTCGGAAATGATATGCGCAAGATCGTGATCCATCTGCGTGGCGTTCGCCGGATCGGGTACGCCGCGCAAGATGTCCCGTTGACGCGCACGCCAAGCCATAAAATCCTTCGGCTTGGTAATCGGCGGCGTCTTGACAATCGCGGGAGCGTTCGCCGCAACAGCCGCAGCCGGGTTCGCCGGTTTGTTGATCTCCTGAAGCCGCGCCTGCTGATCATGCGCCCGTCGAAACGCGTCTTCCGCCTGGGTCTTCGCCGCATACTGACGAATTTCAGCCTGCTGCATCTCGACCTGACGAGCAAACTCAGCGTTATCCGCCGCCCGCTGATCGGCTTTCGACATCTTCGGCTGAAGATTGTCTTCGACAAACACCTGAGCACGCGCAGACGGTCGCACAGAGGCAGCAGCAACCTGCTCCTCATGCGGCTGCATGGTCGAACCTAGAATTTGAGCCTCTTGCGTAGGATCAGCCACAGGCTGTTCTTGCGGAGCAGCCTCAGACGTATCACGAGCAATGTTCTCATTCATCGCAAGGTCCGGGTGCTCATCCACATGAGACGACACCTTGGACCGATAAGCATCAGCAGCCCTCTGGATCAGAGGAGCCACCACGCGATTGGTGCGGCTGGCGCTCATGAAGTCCAGCGCACGCTGAGCATATTTCACAGTATCAGGGTCACCAGACTTCACCAGCAGAGAAGCCTGCTGCCACATGTCGGATTGACCCCGTTCAGCCACATGCCCTGGAACCTCAACCGGAGCGAATTTGTCCGGGAGCGCGTCAGCCTGCGCATGAAGCTCGACCAGTTTCTGAAGCTCAGCCGAATTGGCCTGCATATCGGAAATCTTCTTCTCAGCGATCTCCTTGGCCTGCGTCGCCTTATCGAACCATGTTTTCCCAGCGCTCGTATCCACCCCCAGTTCTCGAACGCGATCCATCTGTGCGGCGTAACCCTCGTCAGTCTTCTGACGCGCCATATCGATCTTGGCCTGCAACTCTTGCTGAGCCTGGGCCGGATCAAATTCCTTGCCATCCTTCATCACGCCATAGCTCTCGGCGAGCTTCTGGATCGTAACCGGGATGTCCTTGCCATCCGCATCGTACTGCGTAATCCGCTCACGCAGCGCCTTCACCACTTCAGGGTCGCTCGTGGCCTGGAGATTATCCACGAAGTCCTTGAGAGGAGCCGCCATGTTCGGGCCAGCAGCTTCACGCAGCTGGTTGCGCATCGCGATAATCTGCGGAGACCGCGCGCCCATCTCTTCCGTGGTCCAGAAAGACGGCATCTGAACCTGAGCCGGAGCAGGCTCAGGCTGCTCACCGCGCACAGGCTCACCCTGCAATTCCGGGATCGTAATCTGGCCGGTTTCATCCGTTGTGGTCGGAAACGGCTTCGGAGGCTCAGGAGGATACAGCCCCGCCGTCACCTCACCAGCCCTATTCACATACCGAACATCCGTCTCAGGATTGAATGTCGGCTGGTAGGTCAATTGCTTCGGAGGAGCAGGCAGCGCCAACTGCTGATCAACCGTCTCCTTCAAAGCGTCGGTGTTGATCGTCGGATCGATCTTCATCTCCGGGTGACCAAAGACCCCATGCACACCGGCACCGACAACACCGCCCAGAATACCACCAGCCATGGCCGAATTGACGATCTCATGCGCTCGATCAGCCACGGACTTATTCGGATCACCCATGGTCTGGGTCATCGCAGTCGTGGCGGCGGCCTGAACAGCGCCAATCGGAGCGTTATAGCCAGCACCCATGAGAAGGCGCTTGCCAATACCTCCGACCGTAGCTTTCTCCATGGACGAGACAAGACTTCCGGGGAGATACGACATTACAGCGGCTTCAGGAACACCCAGGGCAAGAGCCTTGGCCGATGTTCCAGGCGTCAACTCCCGACCGCCCTCAGTCGCTGCCTCGACATTTCCACCGACAGCGCCCGGATACATCGATAATCCGGCACCCAAAGTCTGTCCAACACGCACAGCAGTGGGCGCAGCAGCCCCGGCAACAGCCTCTCCGGCTAGCCCGAGACCACGTACAGCGGCACCACCGGCACCGCCGCCCAGCATGGCCGCTGCGAGGCCGGGGACCATCTTCGCAACGTTATAACCAAGGCCAGGAATTGACGTGAAGTTGCCCTCAAGATCGGGGCGTCCAACACGCTGCGCCATCTGGCGATAATATTCCTGACCCGCCTGACCACGAGCGGCAAGCCCTGGCATACCCAACGCAGAACCTGCCGCTCGATACATCCCGCCAAGGCCGCTCAGAAGCTCAGCACCGCCCGCCTTCAAGCCACCAGTGATGACGCCGTTCTGAGGTGCTGAAGGCATCCCGGAACCCATCTGAGCCAATGCTTGAGCAGTGGACTGATCAAGCGTCGGCAAACCGCCGATAACCTGAGACGGATCATACGGAGATGCCATAAATCACCTTACTGAGAAGCGCCGCCAGAGATCGCAGGATTGAGGATACCCAGCTGCGATTGTTTCAGGGTGATGCTGTTCTTGGCCCAGTTCGAAAACGCTGCGCCTATGGCTTTCTGGTCACCCTTCGCGGCAATCAAAGCCTGCTGAAGCTCAGCATCATACAGCTGCCGCATCTGACCAGCAATCTGCTCCTCTTGCGACAGCTGAGGCTTCGGGATCATCTGCAGCAACGCCATCGCATCTCGACGGTTCATCCCGGACAACGCCGTATCCAACGCGTCAGGATGCATCGAAGCATAGTGCTGAGCCACCACATGCGCGTGCGGAGGCTCAGAAACCGCCATACCGGCATTCCCGGCCTGCTGAGGCACGCCGTCACCGATATTCGACATCGGCGCAGGCATGGCCGGAAGCGGCGCACGCCCAGCCGAGACGCGGTACGCGTCAAGCGGCGACAAACGATCAGCCATCCCGCCAACGTTCTGCGTGACAGCCTGGGCCGGAGACATCCGACCAGACGCCGCCCTGAACATATCGAGAGCATTGTTGTCAGGAACCGTTCCGGGGTTAGGAACCGGAGCCGCCTGCAGCGTCGGCAAACCGCCAGCAGTACCGATATTGAACGGGGCCGCTTTGGCCAAAGCCGAAACACCGCCAAGCAGGGTCGGGACCGGCCCCGCAGGAGCAGCAGGAAGCGGCGGCGTCACATCACGAACGCCTGTAATCGCGTAAGTGGGAACACCGCGCAGATCAGCGTAATGAGCGCCATTCGGAAGCTGCACTTCAGGAGCAAGCTGCTCGCCGTCACGCACATACGAAGTCCCGGCAGCATAGCCTGGAACAACAGGTTTCGGAGGCTGCTCTTGCGGCTGAGGACGCGGAGCCGAAGGGCCACCGAGTTTGGCGCGCATATTCGCCACCACGTTCGCCGTGGAATTCGGGTCTTGGAGCTTGAGAGCAGCCAAGTAACCATCGTAGCTGTCGTTCAAGGTCACCATTGGTTATGTGCTCCACCTGAAACCATTCCGACCAAAGCCCCACTCCAAAGGAGCGTACTCCCTTTGCTTGAGGAGCTTTTTCGCCCGAACAATATGGTCGTCAAACAATGCTCGAAACTCAGCGGCTCGCTGAACATCCCCAGCATCATGATCCGAAATACGCAGCGCAAGATACGCCGCCCAGTCCAACATCTCAAGATGGTGATCTTCAGGAATTTCAGGAGTGTCCTGCATATCGCAGAGAGGTTCAATCGGAAGCCGAACAACTCGAAGATTGAGGGGTGTGGCAAAATCACTCGAAGGCTCTGGAAACACTCTCAGAGTAACCACAGACATCGATCCATCGTCACTCTTTTGAATGGCCTCATCCGTGGTAAAAGCCAGCACTTTGCCGGGAGGAAGTCTGCTAAGATATCCGGGGTTGAAGAACCGCCTGTCAGGCATCGGATGGGTATTCAATGATGCGTGCCCAGTACGCCCCAGATCACCGACATCTCCAGGGTATTTCGCAGAGATCACCGATATCACTGACTTGTGCAGCGGGTACAGCGTCTGTCCTGCAACAAGATCAACCTCGCAGCATTCCGGGGTAGACGCGTCTCGCAAAACAAGGCCCAAACGAGCAAAGCGCCGCTGGGCCTCATTGATGTATCGGATCAGCGTCTGGTCGGACCAGAGATAGTCCGAAGGCCCGGAGATTTGATCGGATCGGTCACGGAGCATACCGTTCCGCAACTCGTCAAGCAATTCTCCGAGGTTCATAGCGCATAGTCCTTACGCGGCCTTGTCCCGCACGATGCGATAAGGGAACCGAAGGCGCTCCGTATAGTCTACGACCTTGTTCGTATCCGGGTCAACAACCGGACGTTTCTCGACGGCGTTGTCCAGCGCGTCGATAACGCCCTGCGGAACCTTCGCCGGACGACCGGGATGAAGATGCCACGTCCGGCCATTCACGCCGATGAACTGGCCCAGACCGGGGGGAATGTTGTCGTTCTCCTCCAGGATGATGGTCGTGGAGCCGCTGTCAGCCGCAGCAACCGGCTCAGCCTTGGCAGGCTTGCGATTGCGGGTCTGCTTCGCCTTGGCGGGAAGCGGCTCATTGTTGCCTGGAAGCTCTCCGTTTTCTCCGATCATGTCACTCGTCCTTCTCTTCCTCAAGTTCAGCCGCAGCCATGTCGAAAGCGGTGCTGAAGTCATCCTCAGGCAATGCCTTATCGAGGTTGGCCTTCAGCCACGCAAGCACCTGCTCGACAGTCGTAAACACGAACTCGCGATCCGGGTCTTTCCAAGGACCGTCCCGGCCCGGACGTTCATTCTGCTTCACGATCTTCGGATCGCGGACACGAACCACGTACCCGTTGGTCAAACGTTCAATCCGAACATCGCTCATTGGTCTCTCCTAAAAATGGGCGGGGAATTACCCCCGCCCAAGTCACATCAGCCGAGGGAGGGTCAGCCGATGACGGAATAAAGGATCAGCTTGCCGGAGCCGTCTTCGGTCGCGGAAAGCAGGATCGAAGACCGGCCATCCACAGTCGTGACCGTGATGAGGCCGTTGGTGTCGATGACCGACGCGAACGAGCCGCCGAGGGTCGTCTTGATCGTGTCGCCAGCGGGCATCCCGCGCTGCCATTTGGTCACGATGCCATCCGTCACATTCGTCACCTCGATGACCTGGGCTTCGAAGCCCACGTCGATCTGCGTGGCGTTGCCGTCCGAGGTGAAATAGCCGGTCAGAAGATCGGCATCCGGGCTGAAGCGCGGATTGCCGACGACCGTGCCGGGGCCGATGTAGGTCGTGGGAAACGAGGACTTATGAAGCAGCGGGTCAATGATGTCGGTCGTCATAGGATCACTCCAGAAACTGTATGGAAAAGGAGGGGCTTAAGCCCCTCGATTAGTTGGTGCAGGCCACTTCCAGGCGAGCCATGAAGGCGTCCTGGAGAATGACGACGCCGGTCCACAGCTTCCAGCCGACCGTGCCGCGCTGAGCCAGCGGGTCACTGGCGGCAGGCTTCGGGCTGACGACCATGGGAACCATGGAAGACTTGCCCTTGAGCGGAACGAGGCCGTAAGCGTCGCGACCGAAGATCAGGATCGGATACACGTCGCACTTCGTTCCCGAAGTCGAACGAGCAACCGCGCCGGAGACGCCGCCGAAGTTGGACGGAAGATTGGCACCGGCATCCGCCCAGGGGAGGAACACGGTCGAGAGCAGATAACGAACCTGCTCCAGAGAGCCAAGCTCGCCCTCGAACGGCGAGGTGTGCGGGCCGTAATCCGCGACGACCTTGAAGCCGGGGATATTGCGGAGATCGCTTTCGAGATCGGGATGGCAAATCGCCATATACGACGCTTCGACCGACTTGGTGCCGAAGTTCGCCGTCGAAGCGACCACCTTCGTGATCTTGTGAGCGTTCTGGCGGTTGAGGCCAGTCGTCACCTTGCGCTGATCGGACAGGGTGATCGGCGTCGCAACGCTGCCACGACCGGCGACGCCGCCCGCGTAATAGACGTTCAGACCGGCCTTCAGGACGTTGAAGCGGATGGTCTCCAAGGTCTGCGCCGCCTGCTCGCCCAGAATTTCGGTCGCCTGAGCCAGCACGTTGTCGGGATGGGTGTCCGAGACAACATCGGTGATGGTGATGTAGTCACCGTACTGCTTCAGCTGGACCGTGTAGTCCTGGTTGTCGAGCATCGAACCGTTCGGGGTGACGCCTTCAACCAGCGGGTTGGTCGCCAGCGGGACGCCGAACGCCGCAGCCGCGCCATTGACGCCGCCCGTATTCGGACCAGCCGCGCCGGTCGCGCCCATCAGGAAGTAGCGGCGGAACTTGGCGGTCTGGGTCGAATTGGTCGGAAGGACGAAGGTCTGACCGAACTTTTCGAGGTGCATCAGCGGGATCGCACGATCCAGCATCTGAACGACGCTCCACGCAGCCACTGCGGGGGAGATGTCACCATAAGACGTGATATTCATATTTGGCTCCTAAGGCTCAAGAAGACTTGGCGTATTCATCAAAGGCGTCATCAAACGTTTGAGGTTCGCCCTTGACAACCGACGAGCGCTTCGATCCGACTGGGGCCAATGCAGCGACCGCTTGTTTGGTCGTCACAGGCAGCTCGGCTGCAGGTTTCTGGGTAACCACAGCAGCCGGTTGGGGGGCCACCTTCGTTCCCGTCGCCTGTTCGTAGCGACCGAAGAGGTCTTTCACCTCTTCAACAGTGCCACTCTGAATAACATGGTTGTATGCAGCCTTCAAGTAGGAAGGTTGCGTATCGACCCACGCGACAAGTTTGTCGTGAAGCTCATCGTTGTAGGACGGAACAGCGGCCTGCACATCCTGGTACTGCATCCGCTCCAGCAGTATCTGGATCGCCTCATCGCGCTGACGCAGCGCGTTGGACACCTCATTGAAAATGTGGGTGACCAGGATGTGATTTTCCACGCGGCGCTTCAACTGCTCCGCACGAGACACGTCAGGAAAGTCCGTCTCGTACTGTTGAAGCGCCGCCATCTCATCCTTAGTGAACGGCGGCGCAGCAGGAGCCGGTTCCTGGGTAACCTGCTGCTCCTGCCGAGGCTGCTCCTGCTGAACCCGCTGAACCAGTTCAGCGAAGTTCTTCATGAAGTCCTCGTTACCGGGCTTCGGTTCGGTCTTGGCCGCCTCAGCCGGAGCGGGAGCCGGTTCGGTCTTGGCCGCCTCAGCCGGAGCGGGAGCCGGTTCGGTCTTGGCCGCTTCAGCCGGAGCAGGAGCCAACGCCGTTAACTGATCGAACGCAGCCGCAAAAGGATCATTCTCCAGCGTGCTGTCGTCAGCCGGAGCAGGAGCCGGAGTTTCGACCGGAGTTTCGACCGGGGTTTCGACCTGGGCTTCCAAAGTATTCGTCGTCATAACGCACCTTTCTGCATCTTCTCGCGTTGTTCACGTTTCACTTCTTCCGGGGTTTTCATAGGCGTCCTACACATATCCCAGATGATGTCCTGATATGTCTTCGCCTCACCCTGCACCGCCTGGAATGTTTCCGGCGTCGCCTGCAAGAGGCGATCCTTGCATTGCTCCAGGCGAACCTCCAGGTAATCCAGGAAGGCCGAGTACCCCTCTGACCCCCGTTGCCGACGCAGCCGCGTCGATGTTTCCTGGAGTTTCCTTACCTTCTCCTCCATTTGATCCGGTCGCATTGGTATCCCCTTGCTCAAGCAGCTTCAGCGCCGTGTCCACCGCGTTAGCGTCAGCCGCCGCTGTATTCTTCGTCCCCTGAGCGATGTTCTTGAACGCATCCGCCAAGAGCTTCCGCTCGTTCGCCCTCGACAGCGCATCAGCAAGAGCCTGCTGAGCAGCCGCCTGCTGCGCCTTCTGAGCGCGATTGCGTTTTACCTCATCTTCGGGGAGCATCATATCACGAAGATCGCGCGTGGCCATACGTTCTTCAACCACGCGGCGCATATTGACTTCTTCCTTCTCTTCAGGAGAAAGAGACTGAGCGATCTGGTCAACCTGCATACCACGAACTTCCTTAGCGATAAGGCTCGTCGCGCCCCTCGCAATGACGTTGTAATCCGCCACCCCAGGAACATCCGGGTTCAGCCTGCGATTGAACTGGATCAGGCTCTCGATCACGCTCTGCGTGAACTTGTCAAACGACCGCACGATATCCTTGAAAGGCAGCGCAGCATCGCCACGCATCATGGATGCGCCTACAGCAGTACGCATCGGCTCGCTGGGAGTTTGAGACATGTCGCCGCCCGTCGCCGGTCCAACAAACGTCTCTGCATCGGCAAACTTCATCCAGAGATCGATGCCGCGCTCCAGATCAGAGAGATGCGCGTCAATGTTGATCGCGCGAACAGCCGGAAACTGCGCTTCAGGGCCTGTGCCTGTGCGATACCAAATCTTGTACGCAGTCGTGGAATAGACATCCTGCTCCTCGCGCAGAAGATCGGTATTCAGTTCAAGCTGCGGACCGCACACAACAGATGCATTGTCCAGATACATACGCGCCAATGCGCTGACGGACATCTGGCTGTCGCGCATTATCGTCGGAATGCCTTGGCCGACCGGCGACGTATCATCCTCATCGAACAAGAAGTAATGCATGGTACGGACATCAACCCCAAGCTCACGCCAAGGATTGATCACCGCCTTGATGATCACGTCATCAATGAACCACACCTCCGCATCGATCTCATCGGCCAACTTGTCATCGTCAACATCCACACCGCACATGGCGAGATATTGACCCGACAACGGACCATGCCATGCAATCACCTCGTATTTGTGGCTGTCCATCTTCTTTTCGTTGACGTTGGCCTTCAAGCCCATAACGCGCAGCTGCTGCTCAAACTCCAGCGGTATGTAATTCCCCACAGGGTCTTTGGTCAGGTAGCGCCTGATCTGATCTTCGATAAAGTCCTCGCGCTTGGTCAGCGCCAGAACCTGAGACCGCGACATGACCATGCGCTCGAAAAAGCCGTCACCGTTGGCGAGGCTCTTTGCAGCCATGTCAGGGTAGAAATCCCAGATAGACCGAAGCTCGAAGAGGGGCTTGTAGATATCAACCGTCTTCACCTGCGGCTGCTTGGTCTTGGCATCGATCTTGACAACCGTCTTCTTCGACTTGATCGCGAAGGGTCCACGCAGCACACCCAGGCCGTAAGTAAGGCCGCTGCGCACGACAGACCGATTGAGCGCCACATAGTCCTGGGTCTGATCGCCGCCCAACTCCTGAAGCTGGTCATCGATCAGGGTCATCAACTGATTAGCCCGCTGATCGGCCATCTTCTGCAGCGCCATATCCACGAACTCGTCGGTGATCTCCGGCTGCTCGTTATTCTCCTGCGCCTCGGTTAGCGCCTCCGACAGCGCTTGCTCAACATCTTCCTGCGTCAGATCGGGGCTGGGCGTCGCCTTAAGCGTCCAATTACGCTCCTCGCCCTGAAACATCAGGTTCATGAGGCGTGAGAGCACCGAGATGATCTTGACGCGCGTCACACGCGGATACGCCCGCGACCTGTTCGGGCTAAGCTCTTCCTCGACATCGGGATCGTAGACGCCGAGATATTGCCGCTGGCTGCGCAGCCAGCGCAGTTCCGCCAGACGCCGATCATACTTGTACTGGTTGAACATGTTTCTCAGGCGTGAGCCGACCTTCATCAGGTCATCGCCGTTGAGCACCTTGACGGGGCTGTCCTCCGCGTCCGGGACAGTTTGAGACGGAGGCGTGAAGGAGCCATTGTCGATTGCAACCTGAATATTCGACATGAGATCACCTGAAATGATAGTTCTGCTTGAACCTGGGCACCACGAACTTCCGACCGGCGAACGTTATCTCACGTCCTGAGCCTTTGTGGAAGTAGCGGCACAAATACCCGAACGCATCGCCGGGATGGGTATACTGGTTGTCCTCCGGTTCCGAACCCCGGATCATCCCACCCTTCTTGGCGTTCAACTCCCAACGCCAGCCGCCCTTCAACGCCCTGATCAAGATCGGGCACTGCACAGGGTCAATGAGCAGCGCAGGCATACCACCATCAACCAGACGCGCCGAGAAATACTCAATAGCGTCCAGCCGAACCGGGAGCCTATTGTTACTCTCGATCACGCAAGGCCAGAAGTCCCTCAGGACCGCAACCACCGCGCGCTCATCCGTCTGCGACCGATTGTTCGCAGCAGGGTCGGGAGCCAGAACCAGCTTCGCGCCTGGGAAGCGCCGTGCAAGGTACGGTCGGATAATCTCCTTGGCCAACCGCACCGCGCCATAGCCTGACTGAACACACTCGCCAAGCACGCACAGCCGACCATGCAGGTCAAGCTGTCCGAAGATCACCGCCGATCCTTTAAGGCCCGGATCAATGCCAGCGATCAGCGGCAAATTCGGGTTGTATATCAATGGCTTCTTGGCAATATGAATGTCAGCGTTGAAGCTCGTGATCACAGGTTTGCCGGACGCGCTAAAGCCCCACTCCGCGTCAACAAACTGCTTGACCCAAGCAACCGATTTGCCCTTGATCAGGTTCTCGTAATAGCGCCGTCTGCCGGGGAGATGATCCAGGTTCTCAGCGTGCTCGGACAAGCCTCCTGGCTGCACGTAATAATGGGCTGGCGTATCCTGCCCGTTGTCCTTCAAGGCCATGTAGGCTTCGAGATTGTTCGGATCGATCTGCGTCGTGATCTCGGGATTATGCAGATTGTCGAACCACCAATTGTCTTCGGTATCCGGGTTGGACGATCCCCACATACCATAGACCGTGGGCTTGGTCCCGTCAGGCAGCTGGTAGCGTCCGATACGACCGGATAGCGCTTCCACCACTTCCTTCACGATCTGCACGAACTCGTCCAGGATGACGAAGTTGACTTCCAGCGACAGCACGCGCGCCACGTCATCGGGAGTGTCGAGCGCTCGAAACAGCACTTCGCACTCGACATCATCGTAGCGCAGAATGAACTTCTTGTCGGTCGCGATCCACTCGCCTGCCTCGCCGTCCTTGAACCAGTAATTCCACGAAGCAAGCGTCGTGTCCTTCAGCTGTGGCATGGTATTGCGGACGATCACCGCCTTGGACCGCCGAATGCCGTCCTTCGACGGCTCCTGCATCTTGGCCAGATAGATCAGCTTGAAAAAGATCGCGGTCGTCTTGCCAGAGCCGACCGGCCCGATGATCCAGTTATAGAACAGATCATCGTAGCGAAAGTCTTTGATGAACGCCTTGATTGTCGGAGGCGGAATATAATCAATGACGCGCATCGACCGACTTTTCCCTTGCCTCCTTCATCTCCCTCAGCACGCGGACGATGGTCCCCTGGCTGACCGAGAACCTGGATGCGATGTGCGATATCGGATACTTCTCGTCATGCAGCATCTGGATTGTTTTCAATTGACGTTCAGTGAAACTACGCTTGACCGGCATACGCTCACTCACTTGCTACGAGGTTTCTTCTTCACTCGAACCCTCGCATGAGCGAGCTTGTTCGTGCCCTGCTTCAGTTTGCCCTGCTTCTGAAGCGCGCTGGTCGCGATGGCGTAGGACTGCGATCTCGGCATCCCCTTCGCGACCAGATTGTCCTTCAAGTCCTCAAGAATTTTCGGCAAGGACTTCCTCCCAGTCTATGGCGAGGAGATCAGGCTGCGAGGCCGTCCAGGTCGTGACGTATCCAATCTCCGACATCATGTCGATATGGGAGTGGTAGGTCACAATCGTGCCCTCGCCCAGGATGGACTTCAGCGGCTCGCGGTTGACGACGAACGTCGAGCCGTGGACCAGAAAAATGAACGCCTTGCCCCAGGCTTCGCGCCGGTAGCGTTTGCCTTGGTGAAGCCCTTCCAGAACTTCCGAAAAGTTCATCCGTTTCATCAGCACCTCCCATCCAGGATCGCCAGCCATCCGCCGACGATCTCAAAGAACGATGTTAATCTGCAGAGCCGTCCCGATACCGCCCGGACCTGTGACATCCTTCTTCTCCTCGGACAAGCCCGCGCACCGCACGGTGAACTTGATCAGATCGGCCTTGACGCTCGGCGGAACATTGCCGCTCGCGTCGTGGACCATCTTCCACGATTGCGTCAGCATCGCCTCAGCCTGGAGCCGCGCCTTGAGCTTGAAGCTCATGCCGTCTTTCTGCAATTCCTCCAGGTAACCCTGAACTACGTTGAGAAAGACCTGATCCTGGCGAAGCTCGTTCCATTCGGCCTTGGTGATCCCATAGCTCTCGCAAATCTCCTTGACCGGATGCTCGGCCAGAGCAATCTCAATCGGAAACGTGGGAGGATACCCAAGCCGCGAAGGGTCTTTGAGACCGTTGTTGTCGATGATGGTCGCTACTTCATTCATGCCAGGACCATATCATGAGAGACGGTAGCGGAGGAAGTCCCTTCGAATATAATTCGCCGCACGTCTGCGCGTAAGCCAAAGGACAGTCAAATCAAACCTCATCGGTGTGCGTCGTGGATACATGGGTGTATCTCCAGATGCGACGAAGGGAGGAGCACATGCCGATGCCCCTCCCTCCTAAAAGCCCGATGCCGCCCGATGATCCCGGCCCCGCGCTACCCATGGGATAGCATGAGACTATATGAAACGCAATGCGCCGGGTTGAACTATTTCGAGCCGTTAATGGCGTTCTCGATCTGTTTGGTCAGAGAAGCCGCTTCCTTCCTCAGATCAGCGATGTCCTTGTTCAAGGTGGTGACATCATCCGCAACGGTGTGCGAATGGGAAGCGGCGTAAGCGCCGAAAGCGAGCGCGACGAGTGCAACGGTGCCAAGAAGGACCATATGGTTACTCCTGTATATGTGAGACTGCGTTCTAGCATGGAATTCTGAAATTTTCCTGAAAAAATTTTATAGATTTGATTTCTGGAATAAAGCACAAAAATTTTAGCTGTTTGATTTTTGAAAGTTTTGGACATTTTATAGGGGGTACTATGAAAGGCCCCCGGCCCCCTCTGGAAGTAAAAAACCCCTTCCCCCTAGTCCTCCCGAAAAAGAATTACTCGAAAAAGCGGTCTCTGGTCTTTGTGACGCCTGTCACAAAACGAAAAGCTTCTCACAAGGTCGCGGCCATGCTATAACTTGTTTGTGCGTTGCATGGTGCAACGTCTTAATGAATGAACGAAAGGGATGTCACATGTCTAAGATCAATTCCGCCAAGCTTCCTGCCAAGCAGGCTCTCAAAGCCCGCGACGCAAAAGCCGCGCGCGCCAATGCGCAAACAGCTGCAAAAGAACTTCGCGCCGCCCAGCTTCCCATGATCGAAGAAGGCGCGATGCGCGGCGCGTCGTCCCGCGCCATGCTTGAAGACGCCTTCAAGGCTTTGCAGGAAGGCAAGGCCGTCACATGCAAGGAAGACTTGGCAGAAATTCGCGAAAGCTTTTCCATCGGATGCTTGCGCGCCATTGGTTTGTCGCATGATGCGGCAATCAAGGTTCTCGCGTCGCCGAAAGCGCGCTCTCAAGCGGCGAACAAAGCCGCGCTTGCCAACATGCGCAAGGCGTGGTCGCGTGCGATCAAGCCTTACGGCTGGGCTTCCTTTGAAGGTCGCGGCGGCGCGCGTGCGCCGCGTATGGCCGGAACGACTGCCAAGAAAGGAAGCGCCGCGCCGTCCGCTGCGCCGTCCACTGCGCCCGCGCCTGTCGTCGCCAGCGAAAAATCGTTCCGTCCCTCCAAGCCTGCCAACGTGCCAGACGTTCGCGACTTCCTGCTTGCGATGCGCAAGATTTTCCAGGACTACACGGCAAGCGCTGGCGCGATCCTTTCGACTATGCCGGAAGAGCGCAAGCTGCTTCTCAACTTCTCGTCTGGCGTGAAGAAATGCAGCGAGTATTGGAAAGGCTCCGAGAAGCCCGAACCCAAAAAAGCCGCCTAATCAAACAACAAACTTTAATGGAATGAAGGCCGCTCTTTCGAGCGGCCTTTTTCTTTGCGCTTTGTGACACATGTCACAAACATCTTTGCATGTTGATCGCTCTCATTCGGTCAACATGCAAACGGCAATCTAGTAGTTGACCGACCACACGCCCGCAAAACACACACAACAAGCCATCATACAGCAAACATTTTAGCTAGATGAGCCAGATTTAGGGCTGCACACATGAAAATCGAGCGAAAATCGGTCAAAAATCGGTATATGGTTACGTGACGGCATAAGAAATATCCATGGAAATCGACGTTTTTCATCCATATTTGGGCAAATCCGGCTCGAAAATAACCAATGTTGGTGGAAATCACATGCCACTTTTCAATAGGTTAGCCATGGTTGTGGTTATAGTGTCTATTTTGTCTAAGGGTTTTTAAGTAATATAGGGTCGCGCGAGAGTTAGTTGGGGAATAATGATCATCAACCATCCAACCTCTTGACACATCCTCTCAATTCCCCAACTCCCTCCCAAAAACTCGGTACTACCCTCCAAAACCGTAGACAAAATAGACACTGAAACCCTATCGCGTTGATATGTGGAATGTTCTCATTTCCTCGCTGTCCATTTTTATAGACACTCGCGCCCAAATTCATAGACACTTTGTCCATTTCCCATCTCTTGCTGTCCATTCCATATATCCACGCAAGCCAAAACATTCCGCTTATCAAACACATAGCATATATCCACGCGTCGCCGCGGTTTGACATAAGCTTCTATGGGTATAGAATATAATTCTCAACATTTTAATAGGAGGTTCAAATGAATAACCGCATGACTTCGCGTATCGAAATTCCTGTCCACTTCGATCTGTGGATGCGTGGCGCTCGCACGGGCTATATCCATTCGATCCGCGAGCATGACGGCGCGTGGCTCGTCCGCATGGATCATCCGCAGGTTCGCAAGCTGGTCGTCATCCCGAAAGAAGATCAGCCCTATTGCAAGGCGATCTGACCATCCACCAACTTTGTGACATGTGTCACAAACAGCTTAGGAGATCATCCAATGCCCAGGCATACCTATGAAATTATCGTGGGCAACATCGGCCAAGTGCATACTGGCACGAACATGTCTCAAGCGCTTCAGGTCTATAATGTGTACGTGGACCTTTCGCAGCGCCTTTATGGCCGCGCGTCTGGGGAAGACGTGACGATGTTCAAGGACGGCGAGGTGTACAAAGAGTATACCAGTCATGACGCTGCTCGAATTACCTGCGTCAACATCTGCACGCAAGGCGTGCAGGCTATCGAGCGCATGATCCCCAAGATTTACCTCAACGCCTTGAGCGACGATCAGCTGGCTGAGTTGAGGCGCAGGCTGACCACCATGTTGGGTGACATCTTGGCCGACATCATCGTTCCGCCCGCCAACTAATCATCAACCAACTTTGTGACATGTGTCACAAACCCAACCATTGGAGTTTCCATCATGGCAACCTTCATCAACGATCCGGCGCTTGGCGCAACTCTCTTCGCCCTGCTCGCCATGAACGGCCTCGGCCTTGCCTTTGTCGTCGCTGATCTTCTCGGCGTCTTCGATCAAACCCTGAGCGACGCTCGCCTGCAACGGCGCATTGACCGCTTCGTCATGCAGCCCAAGCGCGGCGACGCTGACTATCCGGCTTGGACGTGGGTCAATGGTGGCCCGCGCTACATGGGCAAGAACCAATGACCCGGCAAGATCGAGAGAGCTTCATGCTCTACCTCCACAACTGCACCGATGCGCAAGTCGTCGGCGTCTATCGCAAAGAGAAGTCAGCCGCGCGTCATGCCTATGCGCGGCTCGCCAAGGACGAAGCCCATAGACGGGGGATCGAGATATGACCAGCACGGTTAGTTTCTTTGGAAACTATGGGACAATAACTTGCGACGCCGTGACGGGCGAAGTCGTTAGCTACGTCCCGCAAGACGATGACGAGCCGAGCTATTCGGACATCATCAAGTTTGACCTTGACGAGCGGCGCAAGTGGTATCTTGAGCACGGCAAGGTCTTGCCGGATGTCCAGCCTGACGGCGACATTCTCGACTGTGGTTTCTGGTATAAATTAGAGACCGGCGAAACACTGTATTGCGCGCCTGAGTATGATTGGCGCGAGCAGCTGTTGGATGAAACCAAACGCGACGCCTTTTGGAAAGGATGAAGCTATGACCGCACGCATCAACCATCGCTGGCAATATGTCGGCGATGTCAACTTGGAATATGGCGGCTGGTTCTGGCGCATCCCGAAGCCGGGACCGTTGGAGGACTATGTGGACGCCGTGGAGGTGATCCCCTGTTCCGATGGAGGCGGCCCGGATAACCTGTTCGAGATCACGTCCGGCTCCGTCTACATCCCACGCGACAATGGCAAACGCCGCGCGACGCTTAAGTCCATGGGCCTGTCCATGGATGAAGACCTGACCATTCGCCTCGAACTGTCCAGCGAGACGATCAGCTATGCGCCCGGTTCGATGGAATGGATCGCTCAGCTTGTCGAAGCGTTCAAGAATTACTGGGGCTTCGACGGACGGGACCATATCGAGATCGTTCAGATCGGACGGCGACAGCCGCCGCGAATGAAGCGAGGCGGTGAATGGAACCCGAAGCCGGATACCATCCTGCGCTCGACGGCCCGCTTGAAGAACTACGTCAAGCGGGAATACCTCAGGTAACCATGGCTTTGTGACAGGTGTCACAAACCTCAACCATTTAATAGGAGATCATCATGGCTATCATTGACCGCACCTATCGCTACGGCGAGGTGGAGTTTCGCATTGTCTCCACGCTTGTGCGTCGGGCGAACACGACCAAAGAGATGGACGAGTTCGACTGCCTGTTGTCCACGCATAACGGCGCAGAGAATATTGCCCTCGCTGCCGAGACGTTCGAGTTTCGCATGGGCACGGGCCATCGTCGGACGAAGCTGGGCAAGCGCCTGCCCTATAGGCCATCGGTCCACGACTGGAATACGTCTGTCGTGCCCGGACCCAAGGCGTTCGATCTGATCTATTGCCTCGCCAGCGATTACATGCTGACGCGCAACATGCCGCGTGATGACATCGCGGCGATGAATTATCTGGCGCGTGAAGGGCTGGTCGATGCGAACAATCCGGGTGGCGTGCTCGAAATGGTGCGTGGCCTTCGGACCAGCGCGGACAAGGTTGACCGTCTGCTTAGCCGGACCGGCATCGACGCCGTGACCTTCTGCGAAAAGATTTATCTGGAGGGCTGACCATGCGAGATGACAAGGGACATAAGGTCGCCACGACCAGAGCGATCATGGCAGAGGAGAGATAACCATGCATGTCGGTTGGCAACGTGTGACCAAACGTCATTGGTATGACATCGGCGGCTTCGCAAACTCGCAATGCGTGCGCCGCCATAACGGACGCTGCTGGGTCTATTACATTGTTTGGTATTAGACCAAGCTAGTAGTTGACCGTGCAGCTTTGTGACACATGTCACAAACATCAATCATTGAATAGGAGATCATCATGCCCACGCATCAGGAAGTCGCAGAGAACTGGATCAAGCAGACCGGAAAGAAGCGCACTGGCAAGCGCATGTTCTACAACGATCAGACGATCTACAGCCATGGTCTTCACTGGCCGTTGGGAAGGATCGTGAATTCTGGCGGCGACAAGGTTGTGCTGCTGGAGGCGAACAGTATTGAGCGCTCAGTCTCGACGCATACTCACTACCGCATTGCGCGAGATATCGCCAATAGATCAGGCATGACTGTGATCGATGTGAACGCTATCGATCAACATGTCAGTACTAACTGGAGAATAATCAAGGCATTGGATGTTGCTGACGAGCATATTCAGAAGTCGAACCGAGCGCGAAAGCATAAAGCATGGCCGCTGCGTGGCGCTCATAAGGTGCTGAGCAACATCATCCGATACCTGTGCGTCTTTGACGTTCAACCGTACAAGGATGCATTCTGCAACCTTCGTACTGAGAACATAAGTACGGTCGATTTGTTCGCCGTCCTCAAGATGACCTATGAAACCGTGGAAGGATCGAAACAATGAACGTCACGAAACTTTTCGACGGCGACACCTTCGAGCATGGGGGCCGCACGTTCGTTTTCAAGGTCGAAGCGGATGATACTGCGGACCCACCATGGGAGGAGTTTTCTGGACACGGCCCGGTTTCCGATTGGACGACCCACGCCAAAGAACCGGGTGAAATTCTGCTGGTAGCTAATCACAGCGGCATGAAGCGCTATTACCACTGGCAGAGAGCCACCGAGATCGCTCGCGAGGACGACTGGGGCATCCCTCAGGATGATATCGATGCATGGACCCAGAAGGTTGGCCGTAAGCCAACGCGCGGCATGATCGTGAACGAGGCCGTGCGTCGCGACTTCCAATATCTCAGGGACTGGTGCGACGACAAGTGGTCTTATGTCGGCGTCATAGTGTCGCTTGCGGACGACCCTAACATGATAAATAGTCTATGGAGGATCGAGAGCAACGCGGACGATTACATGGTCAGCGTGGCCGAAGACTTGGCTGACAATCTTAACCGTATTCTTGACCAGCGCATGGCCGACGAGATCGAGGCGTCTCGCCCTGACCTTGCACCGCCTCCCGCCAAGGAGTTTCCTGATCTCAGGACGCTGATCGATGTTCCTCCCGACACGTGGGTGTGGATGGGCAATGGGATCACGCTCAACGATCTGAAGGATCAAGGACCGGACGCTTCGCACTATCGGTTCTGCCTCAACTTCTTCGGCAAAGAACCGCTCTTGTAGATGGTTGACATAGCATCTCGGTATGCTAAGGTCATGATGTACATGGAGGATAGCAATGCGTTAGATAAGTTCATAGACGACCTTTAGAAGGTCTTTGTATCCTTTCAGCGCCTCAATGCTTTCCGGCGACTAGCATCCGCCATAACTAGGGAACCCGTATATGACTTGGCCGTCCGTCATGCGTGGGTGAGCCACACATAACACTGGTACTGATCTCTGACTGAGCACCTTCAAGACCATCATTGAACGCTTCGATTACGTAAGCGCCCGCACTAGGATGGCACACGCTGGAAGCAATCCCCGCATGGCGCTGGGCGGTTAACCGCGCCACCTCAACTTAACCACTGAACGACTTTGTGACATGTGTCACAAAGCATGAGGATATGATCATGCACGAGCTTACCATCAACCAACTCAAGAAGTTCATTCGCTACGTCACCCTCACACTCGGCGAGCCGCTTCTTATCGAGGGAACTTTCGGCATCGGCAAGTCCGAGGCCATGGCCCAGGTCGCCCTCGAAAATCCTGACGACATGTTGGTGGATGTTCGCCTGTCGCAGCGCGACAGCGTGGACCTTCGCGGCGGCCCTGGCACGGTCCAGGAGACCTATGAGCGCACGGTCGGCAAGCAGAGGGTGAAAGAGATTGTCAATCTCTGGCAATGGTTCATGCCGTCCGAGTTGCCCTTCAAAGGCAACCCGCGCTTCATGCACGTCAAGGGCATCATCTGGCTCTTTCTGGACGAGATCAACGCCGCTCCGTTGCCGGTGCTGGCCGCTGCTTACCAGCTGGTCAACGACCGGCGCATCGGCGAGCATGTCTTGATGGACAACGTTCGCGTGGTGGCCGCTGGTAACTTGGCGACGGACAAGGGCGTCGTCAACCGGATGCCGGTCCCGCTGCTCAACCGCTTCGTCCAGGTGCGGGCGGTCGTGAGCGTGGACGACTTCTGCGATTATCATATCGCGAAGGGCGATCTGCCGCCTATCGCCATCGCCTTCTACAAGTTCCAGAAGGACTTGCTGCATACCTACAACCCGAAGTCGGCGGATACCGTCTTCTCGACGCCGCGCACCGCCGCCAAGGCGTGGCGCGCATGGATGACCGACGCCCCCATGTGGATGCGTGAGGCCGTCATGGCGGGCTGCGTGGGCGAAGGCGTCATGCAGCAGATCAAGGGCTTCATCCGTATCTGGGATACGCTCAAGGACTACATCCCCAAGATCAAGATCGATCCGGTCGGCGTCTCTCTGCCTTCGGACCAGACGGAAGAAGGTCTGGGGCTGCGCTACGCCCTGGCGGTCAAGCTGTCCGGCGACATGGACAAGCAGTCCGTCACCTGGATACATCCGTTCCTGAAGCGGCTGAACCCGGACATCACCATCATGGCGTGGACGCTCGCCGTGCGCCGCGACACGAGCATCATCCAGACGCCGGAGTATATCGACTATGCCAAATCCTATGCCCAAGCCTTCACTTGATTGTTTGGGCTGGTCGGTCAGGTACAAGTGCGATGTGCGCGGTGAGCCTGTAGCCGAAACAGGAAAGACCATTTACGGCTTTGCCTCTAAGGTCTTTCTAAACCCTGACGATGTTGTCATAGCTCACATGCTTGCGACAGCATGGGGTGCGGAACTTACTGAGATCACTAAGCGAAACCAAATTTTTTTCAGACATACCAACTGGTAACTTTGTGACAGGTGTCACAAACAAGGAACGACTTCAATGAACCTGATCGAGAAAGCAAGGGCGCAAATCGCCATACGCACTGTCTTCTTTGCGTCCATGGCGTTCAACGTGCCGATGATCGCTGATGAGAGCATTCCCACAGCGGCGACGGATATGAAGGTGATCCTCTATAACCCGAAGTTCTTCGAGCAACTGAAGGAAGTGAAGTACATCATCTTCGTCATCCTCCACGAGATCATGCATATCGTCTTGCTCGACGGTATCCGCATGGGCAACCGCGACCCGGAACTTTGGAACGACGCCTGCGATTACCGGATCAACCTGATCCTGAAGAAGGCGGGCTTTGAAATCTGGCCTCAAGCTTTGTTTGATGAGCGGTTCGATGGTCTATCGGCTGAGCAGATTTATGATCTGCTCAAGAACGACGAGGGTCGCAGACCGCGAGCGAACCCGATGCGTGGCGACCTGAAGAAGGTTGCCGCGCAGGACGAGGCCAGTCGGACCGAGATCGGCAATAGCGTCCGCGCCAAGGTCGCCCAGGCCGCCACGCAAGCGCAGCTGGCAGGCCAGATGCCGGGTTACCTGAAGGGCATCATCACGGCTCTCATGGAGCCTGAGATCGATTGGGCCGTCGCTCTCAGGCGGTTCATGCAACGCTTCGTGAACGAGGAGGAGAACTGGTCGCGACGCAACCGGCGCTACGCCGACTTCTATCTCCCAGCAAAGTATAATCAGAAGCTGGGGGAGATCGTCCTGATCGGTGACACCTCAGGGTCTGTCCACATGTGCAAGCGGTACTACGACCGCATCGCGACGGAGTTGAACCATATCGTCTCGGAACTGCATCCTGAAAGGGTGCGCGTCATCTGGGCGGATGATACCGACTGCGCGCTGCAAGAGGTGTTCGAACCCTGCGACGAGATCGATCTTCATCCGCAGGGCGGCGGCGGGACGGACATGACCAAGCCGCTGAAGTTCGTGGAGCAGTACGACCCGCTTTGCGTCATCCTGGTCACTGACGGCTATACGCCGTGGCCTGAGGATACACCCTATCCGCTCATCGTCCTATCGACCACGGATGTCATCGCGCCAATTGGCGAGACGTTCAAAGTTACTACGTAGGTCATCATGGTCTTCAGGATTAACATGACAGGTGAAGCGCCTGAATGGAAAGGGCACAAGGTACGTCTTGTCGCTGCTGTGCGTGAAAGCGACAAGACGCTACATATGTTCCAGGGGAATGTAACTTTCTACGGGACCATTAAAGAAGCATGGCTTAGGTCAGCAGGCTTCAGGTATATTGTGCTTGCATATAAAGATCAAGCGCAAGCACAAGCGAAAGATAGCGGGATGTATGCTGTCGTAGATAGCATGAACATTTCTGTAGGTGCGGATGGAGAGGTATATATCGATAAGCCTCTCGCCATATTCCCGGATAAAGATGCGGCGATAATGTATGCTGTGATCGCATGTGAATAGGTGACCCGTGGAGATCGCAGATAAAGTGGTCTCTGTAATTTGTTTTATAATTCCTGACGGGGATATATCTTATCTGAATACAGGGCAAGATACATTTCAAAAGCATTATTCTACTTATTCAGGTATCAGACTATTTTCATCTTGGTGTGTCGCGCGAGAATTCCATACACGTAAGTATCTCGCTATTGATATGGATGTAGTTAGTTCAGGAAGATCAGCATCTACTAGATCGATCTGGTCACCAGAGGTAAAAGAGTTTGATAGTGAAGAAGCCGCGCTTATGTATGCGGTAATAATGAATGGGTGCGAGAGATGAGAAAGTGTATAGGTGATTGGCCGATGTACCTTCTCATTGAAGTGTATAATGACAACCGTGTCGTGCGTATACGCCATGAAAACCCTGATATGAGGGTTGTGCGCGCGCCTTTCAAAACGATTGCGTTTCATAGAGATAAGGATTGTAAAGGGATAGTCTGCAAGGATCATTTGTCATTAAAGTATTTAGCTATTGATTTACGAGACATCATAGTTACTCTGAATTTCAATCATCACCCTACTACAGGCGGTCAAATTATACATATCAGCGATGTTGAGTTTGAGGAGTTTAATACCGAGGAAGAGGCAATAATGTACGCGTTGATAATGACTGGGGCTTAGTCATGGCTATTGAGATGTGTAACTTCGCTGAACGCGTCTTGTCAGTTAAAGCTGTGATTACAAACCATCATAAGGTAGAGTATATTCATCCTCGTAGTGACCTTGGGCAAGCGCAAAAGTTTAAGTATAGCTTTGTAACACTTGTCCATAGACATCGTGATTGTGTATGGGTTATAACTTACGATAAATATCACGAGAAGTATTACATGCTCTCGAAAGAATGTTCATATACATACTCACCCACGGATAGTCCAGGTCATAAATATAAGTTGTATGCTAAACATGTGAAGGAGTTTGACAGTGAGGAAGAGGCAATAATGTACGCGTTGATAATGACTGGTAACTGAACCACTGAAGGAAAACCAACATGTCTATCACCAAGAACTGCATGATCGTTAACATCTCCCTTGGTACGTGGTCGGGCCATCGTCTCGATAAAGAGGCGAGCCGTGAGATCACGGAGAGCAAGGGGGCCGATGCGGACGCCGCTCGCGTCAACAAACACTTGATCCCCAAGGAGATGATGAAGCGCATCATCACCGCGTCGAGCGCGATCCGCACGCACTTCTACGCCAAGACCCTGCCGTGGAAGGACAACGGCGACCGCCTCTTGACGCGGATGCTGTACACCCAGTTCGTGGAGGAGCATCAACGGCTGGTCCGCGAATTCAACGGCGCGGTGGACGAGTTTCTGGATAAGACCTATCCGATCGCTCTGGCTCAGGCGGAATTCCGCATGGGCGCGATGTTCAACGCCGACGACTATCCTCCGGTCAGCGTGCTGCGCCACAAGTTCTACGCCAACCTGGACATCGATGCGGTGTCTGAGGCCAAGGACTTCCGCGTCGCCCTGGACAAGGAGGAGGTGGAGAACATCCGCTCCGATATCGAGACGGCGCTGAGCACGCGCATGAGCCGCGCCATGGAGGAGTTGTGGCAACGGCTGGCGACGACCGTGCGTCACTTCGCTTCCAAGATGGCCGACGAGAAGGCGATCTTCCGCGACACGACCATCACCAACCTGGAGGAGATGATCGAGCTTCTTCCGGCGCTCAATATCGCGGGCGACGAGAACCTGACGCGCATCTACGACGAGCTTCGTGGTAACCTTATGGGCTATGATCCCAAGGACTTGCGCAAAGACCCTGCCATTCGCAGCGAGGCGGCGCTTGAGGCGCAGCGCATCGCGGATGAGATGGCGGGCTTCATGAAGGCTTTCGGGGATCAGCAATGAAACCTCACTTCCGCCTCACTAAGGTATGGCTGAACATCTACCCGCAATCTTCACGATGCCATGCTATCCAGGCTGGTGGGGCATACCTCACCAAACAAGAAGCTGATGCGGTAGCCAAAAGCTACCGCATGGCATGTGTCCCGATAAACGTGCCCATCCCCGCACTGTACGGTCGCTGGAAGTTTGAGAGGAGGCCGTCATGCGATCTGTCTTAGTAAGACTTGGCACCAACCATTTTAGTTACCTTATTCCTGAAGGTGATGATCCTAAGGTTGGTGACTATGTTATGGTAATCTTGTCTTCATCGGACATGTTTTCTGAGTTTGTACTTGGGACATGTGCTCTTAGAAAAATCGTCAAGATCGAAGACCCAGCCCATCCAAAAGCGTCAAAGAAATATTTGACGCGATATACGGAAGATCAACTGAGGGAGTTTTTTGAAACTAATCTGATGACTGATAAGATCATTAATTCGAACAATATCGAAGGATCATCTAGGATCATTAAAAAGCCTACTATTCACGATATACTCGATGAATATGATCTCTTTCCACCGCTAGGCGATATCAAATGACGAATGAGCTATCGAAAGTCCTTACAGAAAATCGTGACCGTCTTCGCAGGATTGAAACGCGGCTCACGAAATTCCTGGAGACGCAAGGGTTTGAAACTGGACGGCAGAAGCCGATCTGGCGACGAGGCGAGATCGAACTGCCTGACCCTCATACGTCGATCCAGGATATCCTGAATGCGATCCCGGACCAATGGCATCGGGACAGCGCGATCACGCTGAAGTTCAAAGGTCGTGTGATTTGCACGCTTTATCCGCCCGACGACTTTTAGGTTGCGGGGCTGATGATCGAGGAATATCGTCAGGCAGTTTAGGAGCCTGACGATGACCTCACCGATGGAATGGGCTGCACGCTTGCAAGAGTGCGCCCGCACCGATCCCTCCAAGCTGCCGAAGCTCGTGGAAGACATTCAATCCGAAGCTGCCCAGCTAGGGTATAGCAGGGCAATGTTTCGAGCGACAAACGCTGTTGCTCAATCAAGAGACCGCATGGATAGGGCATTAACCAATGCCTTAACCGTTCGTGCAGGATGATATCTTTACAAGGGTATTGTGAGGTGGTAGGTTTGTGACAGGTGTCACAAACTGTAGGACCATCTCATGTTCAAAGTCCAGAAGAACGTCAAAGTCCCTGCGCCTGTGCGCAGCCTTGCCAATATCAAACGACGCTACCCCTACCATTCGATGGAAGTCGGCGACTTCTTCTTCGTCCCGAACAAGACGAAGAACACTCTGTCTTCGCGCGCCAGTACGGTCGGCAAGAAGCTGGAGCGCAAGTTCTTGACGCGTCTGATCTACGCGATCCTCAAGAGCGACGGCACCTGGGAACCCTGCGATGCGACTGTTGACGGCGCGGTCCTCGGCATCGGCGTGTGGCGCGAGGAATGAAACATCGCAGCGATCCGGTCTATGAAGCGACCGAAGAACCGCTGCGGATTGCTTGGGATGGGCTGAAACTTCATGCCCATCCTCAAGTGACTGTGGAAGAACTTCAAGGCGTCATTGCGCGGTTGCAGAGACTTTGCGTGGCGCTCAACAATGCGAAAGGCGGTCTAGTAGTCCCTGACCGTCCGCGTTTTATCCATGGTGACCTATGATCCTGAGCAAGCAGTCCATCGCGAAACGTGCGTTCGAGCAGAAGATGATCGAACCGTTCTTTCCTGACAAGATCGTGGTGCGTGGTCGCAGCGCCGGTCTATCGTCGGCGAGCTACGACATGACCATCGGTCATGATCTCACCCTCGGCGTCAATCCGGCATTCGTACTGGAAACCCATGTCATGCTGGGTGAGACGCTGGACGGTGATGGTCTTCAGACGCTGCGTCGGAGGTTGGCGGCCAATCCTTCGTATAAAGCGCTGGCGTTCACCCAGGAAGACCTGAAGATGCCGGATGATGTCTCGGCTCAGGTCGCGGACAAATCGAGCCATGCGCGGCTGTTCTGCTCCGCATTCAACACGTTCATCGATCCGGGTTTCCATGGAAATCTCACCCTGGAACTGGTGAATTTGAGTGACCAGGAAATCCACTTCAAGAAGGGCGATCCGATTGTCCAGCTGATCTTCAGCCAGCTGGACGAGCCGACTTGCTCGCCCTATCGCGGCAAGTATCAGCACCAGCGCAAGGTTGCTCAGCAAGTCATCTACGAGGACTGATCAATGATGCCTGATGACCTGAAAAAGAAAGTCCCGTTCTGGACGGTGAACCGTCTAGGTGGATGGTCAATCCCTTCAGCGTATCAGTGCGTAGGGATTATCAAGGCACGCGGGCTGCGTTTGCAAAGTCCGCGAGGGTTCCGTCACTATGCTAAGATATATTCCTGCCAAGGAATGTTCTCAACGGAAGAGGAGGCCACACGTCACGCACTCAACATGCGTGAGTTTGATACGCAGACTATGCTCATGAAAAAGCCTTTGCAGGAGCAGATTGAGATCATCAATCGAGAACGCCAACAGGAACGTAATACGCTTTATCCATACTTACTTGAGGAATGATCATGCCGATCCCCGATGAAATTATGAAAATGGTTCAGTCCGAAATGAAATCCACGGTGGTCGTCGGCCTCATGGAGGCCATCGATCTCATGAGCGAGCGGATGCACTTGCTTCAGAAGCAGGTGAACGACCTTCAGCACTCGAACAATGGGTTACTGGAGCGCGCTCGCGCTGCTGAGGCGAAGAACCTCCCTGGAGAAGGTTTGCAAGACCCTCGCCTGAACGATCCGATTGGCGCGATCAAATACGCACTTAGGTGCGACGACGACAGAGACATGCGAGACTTCCTGACTGGTTGGGTGGAGGGGGATATCAAACGTCTCATGCGTGACTATCCCATCTTCGGCACCGATTTAGACCGATGACCAGCGCGTCTCTTCAGAGACGTATCGACGCGAACGCCAAGTATGGTTTGATCCCTCGTCGGTACGGTGACCGAGATCGCTATATTGCGACATGCGAATGCGGGGCAGAGACATCATCCGGCCTGCCCTTGAACTGCCCAACAGAGGCGTCAACGAATGACATCCGCAAACGCGGATGGAAAATATCAGCCGGTGAAACGCCGGTATGCCCTGATTGCCAGAAGAGAAAAACCCCGATGAGCACTATGATCAAAGCCGATCCGAAAATCGCTCGCCGCATTTATGCCATGCTGGATGAGCGCTTTATTGACGACAAGCGCATCTATCAGCCTGGATGGTCTGACGAAAAAGTTGCGACAACTCTCGGCGTCTCGGTCGAGATCGTCATGAACATTCGTCGCACAGCCTATGGTGAGTTGGCTGAAGACCCGAAGGTCACCCAGCTTCGCGACGACATTGAACTTTTGCGGATGGAATTCTCTGACGAGATCGCGGCGATCTCGAAGAAATATTACGAGCGCTTGAGCGCTCTGGAGAATGCGCTTCCGGCGAAGTTCAAAAAGAGTGCGGGGTAACCTATGAAGCCTCTTGGCCCTATTGCCACGGTCGCTGTGGCTTATCGTGAGGGGAATGCTCCTAACCCCTCAGAGAATTTCGACTTCGAGACTGAGCGCCGGAACCGCTCGCCTCGGTTCCTGGAGATCGTCACGGATTACGCCAACGGTGTTCCGACCAAGGACATCCGCGAGAAGCACAAGTGCTCTCAAAACACTGTCCTGAGATACGCGCGGTTGGCGGGGCTGGCGAAGCGCGTGAAGGGCTACGGCGACGAGACGCGGATGCAGGCCGTCGAAATGACGAAGGCCGGTATTCCTCAGCAGCAGATTGCGAAGCTCTTGGGTGTGTCGGTCCCTTATGTTTCGATGGTCTGCATTAAGGAAGGCGAGCGAAGGTATATGAGGCGCGATAATGGGTACTCCCGAGCAAGAACGATTGCGAAAGGTCGTTAAGCAGCTTGTCGAAGTGAATGCTTTCATGACCGCAATCTATCTGACTGTCAAACTGAGCGGTATGCTGTCGGATGAAGTCCTGAAAGTCTTAAATGATGACTTGGAAGCGCTGCAGAAAAAAGTTGCCCATCGTCAATATATGCGGATGCGAGGGAAGAGATGACCCCTAGCCTTGGAGCACGAAAGCTCATCATGGCGGCGTATCTATATTATCGTCGGTCGTCACCCATCATGGATGATGTGACCTATGACAAGTTGGCGTGGGGCGTCGCAAAGAGATGGGATCAGCTTGATCGCCATCTGCGGTGGCAGCTTGGTAGCAAGATTGAAATCTTGACGACCGGAAGCCATATCAAGATTACGAAAGCGTCTGAAGCAGGCGCTATCATGTGGCACGCTGCAGTCATTGGTGAGGAGCTTCATGGTTACCCTATCAAAGACTGGGTATGGGATGACGCCAGAGAAATAAGCTGGGCATCAGCGGAGGGCTAGATGGAAATTTGGTGCGAGTGCGTCTGTGTAAGGTGCGCGACGACGACTGCAGGACGATACGTCCTTAATGGGCGTATTCCCCAGAGAGAAATACGTAAGGAGGCAGAGCATCACCGCTGGGTTTTGAATAACCAGGGTGAATGGTTCTGCGCCGTTTGCGCGCACAAAATGGAGATGGATCGTAAAGATGCTCCATCCTGATCGCTGGGCGAAAGAGTGCCCGTTCGCGGACGACTGCACGCGTGAGGAGCTTCTTGACTTCTTGAGGAACGCCCCTCACGCATATCTGGACGAGTGGGATATGGACTTCTGCAAAAGTCTTGAACGTCAACTGCAACGCGGTCAAAAGCTATCTTACAACCAAGCGAACCTTCTGGATCGCGGATTACTTATGCGCCTGTGGACATCTGATCCAGCGCTATGGAAGTGAACGATGCACGTACCTGAGTGGGTCGATAGCGACTACAAGTCGTTCGACTTTGAAACCAGCGGCACCCTTCCTGAATATGCGCTTCAACCGTGGCGCATGGCGGAAGGACGTATGTGGGCGACCAGCTTTGTCGCCATGGATATTGTAAACAAGAAACGTGTGTACAGCGGAGGCATTGTCGCACAAACAGGTATACCGCTGAAGGAAACCCATCGTCTGACCAAGGGTTACCTTAAGACGATGTTCGAGGAAGCCCTTGATGAGAAGAAGACCCTCATCGGATGGAACCTCGTTTATGACGTGTCGGTCGCTATTGCCTATGGCTTCGAGAAGGAATGCTTTCAAGCGCGTTATCTGGATGGGATGCTGCTCTGGAGGCATTTCGACCTAGAGCCTGAATATGAAATCCTGCGGCATAAGAAACGCCCATATGGTCTGAAGCAGTTCGTCAATGAATTTCTCCCAGAGCACGCAGGGTACGAAGAGGATATTGATTACCACGACCCCGATCCGGTACAGCGCGCGAAGCTTCACAGATATAACAAGAAGGATAACCGTTTCACCTTCATAGGCACGCGACACTTTTATAAGTCGCTTGAGGAGAGCCAGCTTCGAGCCGCAATCATTGAAGCGCAAACGATCCCTATGATCGCCAAGGCAAACCTCCATGGGTTACCTGTGGATACACTGGCGTGCCATGAGTTGCAGACATCATTGACCCAGACAGCTGCAAAGTCTCAGAGGATGCTTCGCAAGCATGGCGTAACAGAAGAGATCGTCCGCTCACCCAAGAAGCTTGCAGCTGTCATGTTCGGTGAGTGGAAGTTGCCAGTGCTCAAAGAAGGAAAACCTCATAAGGTAACCAAAGAGGTTACACCGTCAACCGACAAGGAAGTGCTTCACGAGCTATCGTTTCTTGATCCTCGCGCGAAGATACTGCGCACTTTCCGCGAGGCGCTGAACAATCGGACGAAGTTTGCAACGGCTCCGCTGACAGCGGTTGCATATAATGAGGATGGCCGCGCTCATCCTTTGGCCAATATGTTTGGAACGTATTCTGGACGTATGACCTATAGCTCCAAGCAGGGGAAGAACAAGGCTGCGCGACCTATCGGGTTCGCGTTGCACCAGGAAAAGCGCGACAAGAAATTCAGAGCGATCATCATACCTCCTCCAGGTTATGCACTGGTCGAGTTTGACGCTGCAGGACAAGAGTTTCGCTGGATGGCGATTGCATCTGGTGACGAGATTATGCTCCAGCTGTGTATGCCGGGTGAAGACCCTCACTCCTATATGGGATCGAGGATTATCCACTGCGACTATCATGAGATGATAGAGAAGAAGGAAACCGATCAAGCGATGGGTGCGGGCCGCAAGGCTGGTAAGGTCGCGAACCTCTCACTGCAATACCGCACATCTGCCAAGAAGCTCCGCGTGACTGCGCGCGTCGATTATGACATCCCTATCGAACTGCCTGAGGCGACGCGTATCCGTCAAACATATCTCAACACTTACAAGGGTGTTCCGAAATACTGGGATCGTCAGATTTTCGAGACGAAGAAGCTGGGCTACGTCGAAACGTTCGCCGGTCGCCGCGTTCAAGTCATGGGTAACTGGACCGGCCACTTCGGATGGTCCATGGGTTCGACTGCCATCAACTACCGCATCCAGGGGACAGGCGCAGATCAGAAGTACCTCGCCATGCTTTGTATTAAAGATTATCTGGTTAGCATCGGTGGGTATTTCATCTGGGATTTGCATGACGGCTTGTATTCGTTCATTCCTATCGATAAAGCACAGCAAGCGACTATTGACATAAAGCGTATTCTTGATAATCTACCCTACAAGAAAGCATGGGGTTTCGTACCCCCCATCCCTATGCCGTGGGATTGCAAGACATCTACGGCGTCATGGGGTGACCTGAAAGAAGTTCACTTCGCATAGGACGCGCACACATGCCGACACTTTATTTCGAACATACGGTCACCAAGAAACGCTTCAAGGTGGTCGGAGAGCGTGAAGAGGACGGTAAGACGTACCTGACGCTCGAATGTCCTGCCGGAACGTTCGAGGAGCTTTTCACGAAGCAGCGCTTCAAGAATATGAAGTACCGCCCTGTTCTGGTGGACGAGGACGACGACGAGGATTAAAGTCGCTGATCCACTAGGGAGACCGCCATGCCGTCCTCAGACAACTACGTTCGCGATTACAAGCAGGAATATAAGACCGCCAAGGATCGCGGCGAGCAAGGCACTGGGTCGGATAGTGGCAGCGCAAAGCGTGGCCGCGCTCGGCGTAAAGCCGTGAAGATGGGTCTGGTTCGTCCTGGTGACGGGAAAGACCTGGATCATAG